TTAGTAACGCCAGCAGTCATAACGCTGATATTTCGGCACTTTTGGTGCTTTAATCGCCCTGATCACCCACACCACCGCAACCGCCAACAGCAGCCACGGCAGCAACTTAATCATCAATGCCAGCATACCGCCGAGGAACATAAAGGCCGTCGCCACAATCAGCGCGGCGATAATACCCAGCAACGAAACACCGGTGACCATCAGCATGACAAAAAAGCCAATTACAAAAAGTAGTTCCAGCATGATGCTCTCCCAAATATGAAATCTCTTGCTGGCATTACAAGAATCATGCCAAAAATAATCTATTGATTTAACAGCAAAACGCCCCGCGACGGGGCGCAGGGCGTGGTGAATTTGACTACTTTTTGGTGAAAAGTTAACGCTTATCCGCCACCAGTTTGAGCGCGTGTTCCAGCACATTAATGTCTGCACCCGCTTTATGGGCATTTTCACTTAAATAACGCCGCCACTGCCGCGCGCCAGGAATACCCTGGAACAAGCCCAGCATATGCCGGGTAATATGGCCGAGATACGTACCCTGGCTGAGTTCACGCTCAATGTACGGATACATGGCGCGCACTACCGCCACCGGATCAGCATCAGTATCCGAGGAACCAAAAATCTCTCGGTCTACCGCCGCCAGAATACCCGGATTCTGATACGCCTCGCGCCCGACCATCACGCCATCCATATGTTGCAAATGCGCTTTAGCTTCTTCCAGCGACTTGATACCACCGTTAATCGACATCGTCAGATGCGGAAAGTCACGCTTCAGTTGATACACACGCGGATAATCGAGCGGCGGGATCTCACGGTTTTCTTTCGGACTTAACCCAGAAAGCCAGGCTTTACGTGCGTGGATGATGAACATCTCACACTCACCTTTGCCGGAAACGGTGTTGATGAAATCGCAGAGAAATTCATAGCTGTCCTGATCATCGATGCCAATACGCGTTTTCACCGTCACCGGAATCGACACCACATCGCGCATCGCTTTCACGCAGTCGGCAACCAGCTGCGCATTACCCATCAGACACGCACCAAACATGCCGTTCTGCACCCGGTCAGACGGGCAGCCGACATTCAGGTTGATCTCATCATATCCGCGCGCTTCTGCCAGCTTCGCACACTGTGCCAGCGCCGCCGGATCGCTACCCCCGAGTTGCAACGCTACCGGATGTTCTTCTTCACTGTACGCCAGGTAATCACCTTTACCGTGAATAATCGCCCCTGTGGTCACCATTTCGGTATACAGCAACGTATTGCGGGAAAGCAGACGCAGGAAATAACGGCAATGTCTGTCCGTCCAGTCAAGCATAGGAGCAATGCTAAACCGAGAATTCCAGTAAACACCAGTTTTTTCAGGCATCACGCTGGTTTGATTAATTTTTTGTGTTTCATGATTATCGTGCATTTTTGAACATTTCAGGCTATTTTTCTCGCGTTAGGTTCCCGCACAGGTTCCCACGTTTTATGGGAACCCGAAATAACGAGGTCGTGTAATGGCGTACTATAACATAGAGAAACGACTAAAATCCGATGGCACACCACGCTATCGCTGTAATGTGATTATCAAAGAAAAAGGTGTTATCACTTACAGGGAAAGCAAAACATTCCCTAAACATGCTCATGCCAAAACATGGGGCACACAGAAAGTGATGGAATTAGATCTATATGGCATTCCATCATCAAATGCAGTTGACGGACTTACAGTCCGTGACTTACTACACAAATATTTAAATGACCCAAATGCCGGAGGTAAAGCAGGCCGTACTAAAAGATATGTGCTGGAACTGCTTATGGATAGTGACATCTCCGCGATCAAACTATCTGAACTGACAGAAAATGACGTAATTGAACATTGCAGGCTAAGAAACAACGCTGGTGCAGGTCCAGCTACAGTTAGCCACGATGTTAGTTATCTTGGCAGTGTTCTGGATGCTGCCAAACCTGTATATGGAATTAATTACACATCAAACCCAGCAAAAGCCGCTCGTCCATATCTACTTAAACTTGGTTTAATTGGTAAATCAAATCGTCGTAATCGTAGACCGGCATCTGATGAACTGGACATGCTCATTGAAGGTCTTCAACAACGATCTACACATAAATGCTCAAAAATTCCGTTCGTTGATATCCTCAAATTTTCTGTGTGGTCATGTATGCGAATCGGTGAAGTATGCCGATTACGATGGGAGGATCTCGATCAGGAACAAAAATCCATACTCGTAAGAGACAGGAAAGATCCACGTAAAAAGGAAGGCAACCATATGAAAGTAGCCTTGCTTGGGGAAGCCTGGGATATCGTCCAACGACAACCCAAAAAATCAGAATTCATTTTTCCATATAACAGCACTTCTGTTACTGCGGGATTCCAGAGGGTAAGAAGCAAATTAGGTATTAAAGATCTGCGATACCATGATTTGCGTAGAGAAGGGGCAAGTCGCTTATTTGAGGCTGGTTTTAGTATTGAGGAAGTCGCCCAGGTTACAGGGCATCGTTCATTAAACGTGCTATGGCAGGTATATACCGAACTGTATCCGAAATCTTTACATAATCGTTTTGAAGAGCTCCAAAGGAGCAGAAATAAGACCTCTTGACACTATTTATCCATACAGTTAAAAATGATACTGTATACAAACACAGTATAGAGGGACTTTTATGCGTATTGAAATCTGCATAGCCAAAGAAAAAATGACTAAAATGCCAACCGGTGCTGTGGATGCGTTAAAGGAAGAATTAACCCGACGCATCAGTAAACGTTATGACGATGTAGAGGTGATCGTTAAATCTGCCAGCAATGATGGACTCACTATTTTAAGAGCCGTGGATAAAGAATCCGCGCAAGAGTTTGTACAAGAAACGCTTCAAAATGTCTGGGAAACAGCGGACGACTGGTTTATTCACTGACTAAAAAACGTCAACATGCAGAAAACTCGCTATATCCGGCAAAAATGGCATCGCGAATGAAGCATGCAACCGCGCCCGGACAAAATACGGACTTCCGGAAATATGAAAAATCATCCACATCAACAGGATGCGCCGGAAACATGATTTCCATCACATCCAGGCCTGCACTTTCCGTGACAGTATTTATTCGCATAGTAAATACTTCACAAGTGTATAATTGACTCAGTTCATGGGGGAGGTGATGCTCCCCCATCTTTTTGTCTGTTATTCCTGCACCCAGCCAACCCTGTATGCCAGTATCTCATCCGCACTGCTCAGCTTTTCCAGCTCCTTCTTCATGGTGCGCTGCCTTACGTGGATTTCCATCCCTTTTCTGAACATCGCCTGCTCTGCCGCTTCACTCAGTGCCATCAATGATGCTGCCGTCATTGGCACATCATTATTATCAGCATCCGTCCGGAAAAATTTCTCTGGCAACTTAAAACAATATCCTATATATCCGGCGTCTCCGGTATGTAGAACGTGAAGTTTTTAAAATTATTCATTTACCATTTAACTAATTTTTAGATCCTGGGTTACTCCCGTCTTTTTCATTGCCTCCACGAAAGCGGAACTAACAGAACCTGACCAGTAATACTGGAACCCACTAACAACGCCCTGATAAATCATGGTTTGTGTGGCACCACCTACGTTTACGGTGATGTTACCTGCTTTACCACCGGCTAAATAAACAGCAGCTGTCGGTGTAGAGTTCGTCAAAAAGTGAGAAAGTGTAACGACAGCCCCCACCAGTCTCCCAGAACCACAGTTTTCAGCGTTTGTAATTGTCCCTTTGCTTTTTTCTTCTAATGGCCAATCAGCTCCAACCGCCCCCCAGTTTTCAACTTGATCCGAAGAGTTCCATTTATAGTAAGCGGTTTCTATTTTACAACCCATAGCTCGCCCCACCATTTGACTCATCATAAAAGGTTTATCCAATCCCAGTTTGGTTCCGGCGGCTCCCATCCACTGCTCACCTGTTTCGCTCTTAGCCGAAGAGCCTACCCATCCCGATGTTACCCCCATCTCATCTCCCCCTTCTGAATGCGTGGGGTGAGTGTCACCCCACAATTTAAATTCAGTAGAAACCAGAAACTACAACAGCTGTCGTTCACTTCTCCCGGAGTTCTTTAATCTCATGACGAAGTGTTTTAAAGCCTTCGACTAACAATGCAATTATGCCGTTGTAGTTAAGACGCAGACGTTTTTCACCAGATATAACGTCTGCGTCTTCAGTTACCAGTTCAGGCAATGCTTTTTGTGCATCCTGAGCAATTAAACCAACCGACGTTTGCCAACCGTCGGCAGAGTACTGTATCTCGTAAAGATAACCAGTAAGTGCCTCCAGACGATCTAACGCATTATCCAGTTTTACCAGATTTCGCTTGTTGCGTTTATCCGAGCGGATCTGAACGTCGTTAAATGAGCCGTTTCCGGTTACCGTCAAATCGCCATTAATAGTTTGTGGTTGAGTCCATGTATTGGCTGAAGCAAGCAGTTCGGTTCCTCCGGGGTCACCTTTATCGCCTTTCGCTCCCGGTTCGCCTGCCGGGCCGACAGGACCAGCTACACCCTGTGGCCCCTGAGGTCCCCGCTCTCCCGCCGGTCCCTGTGGGCCTGTAGGTCCTGGCTCGCCCCTGTCACCTTTAAGTCCCTGTGGACCGGGCTCACCTCTTGGCCCGGGTTCACCCGCGGGTCCGGTTTCGCCAGCAGGTCCCTGAGGACCGGGCTGCCCCTGAGGACCAGCAGGTCCGGGGTCACCTTTATCGCCTTTCGCTCCCGGTTCGCCTGCCGGGCCGACAGGACCAGCTACACCCTGCGGCCCCTGAGGTCCCCGCTCTCCCGCCGGTCCCTGTGGGCCAGCAGGACCCGGGTCTCCTTTGTGCCCCGGTTGACCCGCAGGTCCAGCTTCGCCTGTCGGCCCTCTCTCTCCGGCAGGACCCGGTGGTCCCTGTAATCCCTGAGGCCCACGCTCACCGGGTTCGCCTTTTTCTCCGGCAGGGCCAGCAGGTCCGGCATCTCCTTTAGCGCCTGTGTCACCCTTCGGCCCTGGCGGGCCGCCCGGGTCGCCCTTTTCTCCTCTGGCACCGGTTTCTCCTCGGGGACCGACCGGACCTGCCGGTCCCTGAATACCCTGCTCTCCTCGCGGCCCCGCCGGTCCGGTTGCACCAACTGGCCCCTGTATGCCCTGTTCACCACGTTCACCCCGTGGCCCCGCGGGGCCGGTTGCTCCTGTCGGGCCTGCCGGACCCTGTACCCCCTGAGGTCCCGGGTCACCCTTATCTCCCTTTGGCCCCCGGGCATTCGCTGCCTTTGCCTCCGCCACCTCCGCACTACGCGCCGCCGCTTCCGCGCGCGCCAGAATTTCCGCGGCAGCGGCCTCCAGTTCGACCAGCGCCTTCGGGTACGCCGCCGCAGTCTCTTCATTCAGCAAAAACGTATTCAGTGTCCCCGGTGCTGATTCAGCACTGACGGTGATGTTTCCCACGTGCACCGGTGGATACCCCTCTGTGTTCAGCGTCACACGGTAATACCCCGGCTCCACATCCATACTGTAACTGCCGTTTTCTCCCGGCTCTCCCTCTGCCACGGTGGTGACAATCACCGTCTCCGTCGTCCGCAGGGCTTTGAGTTCAATCGTGCATCCAGGTACCGCTTTGCCGGTGCCATCTTTAAGCACGCCAGAAATTTTTACTGTCATACTCTTCCACCAATAATAAAAAAAGCCCGCAGCAATGATGCTACGGGCAGACTAAAACCGTCGTATTTTGGCCGTCAGAATTTAAAACCGATGCCTGCACCAAAGCCACTGGCATGCCACTGACCATAACCTGAATATTCGTATGTCACATCAATAACAACGGTTTCGTTCAGGTTAAACTGCCCTCCCACCGCCCCGGCGAAAGATATTTTACTTTTGCTGTAACGTTTATCCCCCAATGGTTCACATTTACTGCCTTTGATATTTTTACTGATTTTCAAATCCGCAGAAAATTTTGTCATGCCAGCACCAGCCATTGCATAGAGACTGGCATACTCATTAACCCGCCATACCGGCCCTGCCAGGAAACTCCGGTAACTGGCAATGATATCAGTCCTGGCTGATACATGGGATGTTGCCTCTCCTGCCCCGGCGGGATGAATATCAGCTATGGATTTTGCACTGGTTTTTGAGTGTACCCAGGTAAAAGAACTCATCACACCCAGCTTATCCGTTATTTCATAACGATACCTGACGTTTATCCCCTGCAGTGGCTTATCGTTTCCCACATAATTGCTGAAACCACCATTATCATTTTCCCGGGAATGAAAACCGTCATTTACAACCTGTTCAAGTGCCATTCTGTTATAATCAGACCTGTTTTTCACAAAATTTTTCAGACCGGACACATGAAGCCAGACATACCCCTGCGACAACGTATGCTCCCCCTTTGCAGCCCACGACATCACGGGAAAGAAACTCATGCCAGTAAAATAAAACCCGGCAATAAAACCTGATATTTTCATTTTAATACCCAGCCATAATTAAACAGAACAGATTCGATAATGCATCACATGCTGTTTACGCATAAAATTAACTGACCATCAAAATAAACTATCTGCACAGTGATTTAATCATATTTTGATGTATCAATAACAAGAACCTGTCTGGTATAGGATTTACGCACATCCCAGGTGACATTACTCGAATACCATTCCCCGTTATATATCTGATTTCCCGTTGCCCCCGTCATGGTGACATATACAGGCCTGTCATAATCTGTTCGTCTGTAATTATATACGCCAACCATTGCAGGCATTATTGCACACGGATACCCCATGTTAATTGAAAACTGGACATCAACATTAACCAGTTTTGCATCAAGCGGCATCATCTCGCCATGATAAATCATCTCTCCGTTTTTATTATACATGGCAATACCATAACCAGAATGCGGTAACACCATATCGGAAAACGCATAAACAGTAATTGTTCCTGGGTTACCTGATAACTGATGGAGTTTTAATGTATGCACACCACCAGACTGTTCATGTAAAAACATCATATTTGCCCTGGCGGTGCTTTTTATAAAGAAAAAACACGACTTCCAGGAAGGTATTGATGTTCTGTATAGCGCGCCCTTTGAGGCTGCCAGATTCCCCTTATTAATTAAACAGGCAGGGGTAAATTCCGGGCTCAGCCATACACTTCCATCCGGCTGTGTAATACTCATTCCATGCATGCTCACCTCCAGAATGTATAAATATATGAACCTAATCCCTGATACAGGTTTGACCAGCGAACCGTGTTACCTTCAATAACAATCTGAGGAGACGGAATATTTATATGATTATCATTATTCAAAGGCATTAATGAACATACAGCACACAATGACTTTCCCCGTGGTGGATCTGCGTATGTTTTTGAGCCTGACGATGCCGTGAATCTGTCAAGAAAAAATATCGGAGTGAGAAACCCGCTGATATCCCTTCCTTTGCCATCATAAACAGAATAACCGTATCCCATATCACTGCTCCTGAAGAATGAACATCAGAGTTTCCCCATCCGGACACGCAGCACACCATTCTGATCATACACATCGATACGATCGCCGTTAAAAGTCATGCGCCCACCGTCATTACTGCTGTTAATTTCCAGTTTTCCGTTACGTGAAAAACGCCAGCCGGGTGATCCGGATTTAAAACCATCAGACTGGATCTCACCTGTAATACTGGCAAAATCAACAATCAGCGATTTCATCAGAACATCATTCAGGAACAACTGATTCCCCTGCGCCACAAATAACGGCGTGGTGTTGCCGTCCTGCGGGTTAATCATCGCTATACGGTCAGCCTGCAGCAGTATGTTGCTCAGCGTCTGACCATCAGTATCCTCAATCCCCGCACCTATCCCGGCCACATAGGGAATGCCGTCTTTCGTTTTCTGTACCTTCAGCATGTAGAGTGCAGCCAGGTCATCATTTGTGCCCGTCTGCACGCGCTGTATCTGCTGTATGGTGGCGCTCTGGCTCTCCAGCGTTTTACTGACCGTCTGTGTGATTTCATTGCGGGTTTCGGTGATGGTGGTCTGCATTTCCGCCATATCATCCGCAAGCTGGCTGTTATCTATCAGCTCCCACAGCCCCTGAGCCAGATGCGTTTTCCCTATTTCTCCTCTGAAAAAGTCCAGATAACCTTCCGCATCATTGCTGGCCTGCCCGCCGGCTTCCACAAACGCAGACTTGCCCACCAGGTTGACGCTGCGCACATAAAACCAGAAATCCGTCCCCGGCTTAATCCGGCTGCCGGAGACGCTCCACTGGCTGCCGGTCCCCAGATAACGGGCAGCGGTTTCCACCTGTGCGGTGTCTGCGATTTTTGCCTCCGAAAACCAGAATTCAAACTGTACCGTCGGGTCATACACCGCAAGACGCGGGACCGCCGTTATCTGAAAATACCCCGGCGTCAGTTCAATGGTGGCGGGTTTTGCTGGCGCGTTAATCCGGAAGGTGGTGGTGGCCGGTTCGCCCTGCTGGCCATAGCTGTTAATCGCCCTGACCGTCAGGGTGTATTCCCCGAGCGGCAGACCACTGAAACGATGCTCTGTATCCGCAGTGATGGCGGTGGTCACCAGACGGCTGTCTTCTCCGCTTCCGCTGGTCAGTCGCAGACTGAAGCGCACCCCCTTCACCACCCGCGGCGTGTCCCATTTCGCCTGTGCCAGATACTGGCCGTCAGCCGCGCTCACCTCCACCGTGAGGTGCTGCACTGCCGGTGGGATAACGCTGTTCAGGGTGCCTGACTGCGGCTCAAAGCTGGCCCCGTTATCCACGATGGCTTCTTTTTCCGGCACATGCTGCACTGCCGTGATGGCAAAGGTGCCGTCCGTGTTTTCCCGGATGGAGACACAGCGGAACAGGCGACGACGCAGTGACGGCAGGGAGAGTCCCCACACCCCGTATGTCTCCACACCATCCGGCAGGGTACTGACCTGTATCCGGTCCGGCGCGGGGTGTGCAGTGATGTCCACGCTCACCGGCTTACCGCTGCCGTTAATCAGGTTCACCGTCGAAGTACCTGTCTCCGGCAGGGTCACCTCACGGTCCAGTGTCAGGGTGCGGCTGGCGGCATCAATGGACAGGATGCGTCCGCCGGTCAGGGTCCCGGCATAGTCGTTATCACAGATTTCAATAATGTCACCGGGTGTGTGACGCAGCCCCTGTGACCCGAGCGTGAAATCCACCGTCTGCGTTTCCAGCAGTTCGGTCTTTATCACCCACAGCCCGGCACGGTGGGCCTGACCGCGACTGGTGCAGCCGAACGCATCCATCTTCAGCAGGTTGCGTCCGTAGCGCAGTATGGCGTCCGGGTCTTCCACCAGTTCCGTGGAGGTCTGCCAGCCGTTCTGCGGGTCGGTGTAATTCACCTCCACCGCCGTGTGACGGTCCTTCAGGGCACTGAAGCTGTAGCGGAACCCCACGCCGTTATCATCCACCACCACATCGCTGTTGGTGTACGGCCACACCACATCCGACGAGCGGTCCTGAACGAACGTCAGCGTCTGGCCGTTCCATACCGGCATACAGCGCATCGCCGAGCAGAAATCACTGAGAACGTCCCACGCCTTACGCTGTTGTGACAGGTATGCATTAAAGGTCATCCGCGGCTCTGTGCCCCCGAAACCATCCGGGACCATCTGGTCGCAGTACTGCCCGATGGCATACAGCGCCCATTTGTCCACATCCGCCGCCCCCAGGCGTTTTCCCATTCCGTAACGCGGGTGAGTCAGCATGTCCCACAGGCACCAGGCCGGGTTGTTGCTGTATGCCGGTTTCAGGCTGCCGTCCCAGATGCCGCTGTAAGTGCGTTTTTCCGGGTCATAGTTTGACGGCACCTGGATGATGCGACCGCGGATATGGTAGTTCACCGTCATCTGCTGACCGCCAAACTGCTCCGCATCCACCTGCAGGCCCACAATCGCCGTGTTCGGGTAGCACTGTTTCACATCGATGATTTCGGTGTATGACGACCACAGCGTTCTGTTCTGCAGCTGGTCCGTGGTGCTGTCCGCCGTCTCCCGGACCATCCGGATGTTAAAAGGACGCTCAGGCAGGTTATCCAGAATCACCGACGCCAGAAACTGCGAGGTGGTCTTGCCATTAATGGTGACATCCTTTTCCGTCACCCAGTTACCGTTACGCTGTAACTGAATCAGCAGGCGGACGGATGCCGGGTTTCGGTCACCCTCTGACGTGGTCTGCACCAGTGACTGCACCCCGAAGGTGACCCGCAGGCGGTCAATGTTCGCGGACGTAATGGTGCGCGTCACCGGCTTTGCCTTCGTCACTTCCACGCCCAGTGCGGTTTCAGCTCCGGAGGACTCAAAGCCTTCGGGTGGTGTCTGCTCCTGCTCCCCGGCACGCCAGACCGCGGTCACACCGTGTATCACGGGATTACCGTCCGTGTCCGTCAGCGGGGTTTTGTTCACCAGAATACTCTGCAGCCCCTTCACCGGGCCTTCTATCGGTCCCTCACCAATCGCATCAATCACGCTCATCATCTGCGTGGATTTGAGATTGTCCTTTGCCTCAACCGGCGTGTGCCCCTTGCCGCCACCTTTGCCCATTGTCTCACCCTTTACTGCGATAACTGTTACGCACAAAAACAACAGGCATCCCGGAGGATGCCTGTATCATGACTGAATAAAAATTCTGAATTTCTTCACATTCTGAAAAAAAAGACTGTTGCGCTGATAAATACGCTGCGTTACTTTTTAGTGCCTGAAAAATAACTCCATAACGTTAATCTTCATCGTTCTCTCCCGCAGCTCCGCAACACTGCGGGACTTTTTTTTTATGCTTTACCCCTGCCGCCCGATAACCACCACCTTCCCGCCACCACCTTCATCACGGGTGCTGATGTCCTGGGAGATTCGCCGGGAGCCAACCAGCATTTCACCGTAAGGCACCGGCATCGGGTTCCCCTGGGCAATCATGTTATCCAGTGAGGAAAAATACGTGTTCTGTTTACCGTTATCCGTCGCCCTGTACTCCGGTGTTTTTGCCTTCGGGGCCAGCATCTGAGCCACACCACCCAGCGCCATTGCAGAACCCATGGAAAACATAATATTGCTGGCTGCAATACCGATACCCGGCATCCAGATAGCAGCTGCAACCAGCGCAACGCCCAGCACAGTCTGAAACACACCGCCACTTTTGGCTCCTTCAGTCCGGGGTACCAGATGAATGACATCCCCCGGGCTCAGTGGCTCATGCAGTCGGGTCGATATCTGGTCCGGCGCAGTATCCTCACCGGCAATACGTACCCGGTACCAGCCTTCGTTCATCTGACGGCGGAATCCCGGCAGCTGCAGCGACAGGGCACGGATGGCCTCTGCTGCCGTGTTCACATACAGGCTGATGCGGCGACCAAATCGTTGTAAATCCCCGTGAAGGCAGATGCGGACCAGTGGCGGTGACGCCAGACAGAATGCGTTCGTCGTTGCCATTTTTCAGAATACCTCTCCCGTTTACTCAGTTGTTCAGGTATATGGTGAAGCAGTTCACCGTTGCCACAGTAAATGGCGGCATGATTCGGCACCGATGAACCAAAGCAGCACAGCAGGATATCGCCTGCCTGTGCACAGGACGGAGACACCCGGTAAAAGCCGTTTTCCGCCAGGTTGTCCAGGTACAGGTTCTGGCCGTTGCGCCACCAGTCATCCTCACGCACAAAATCCGGCAGCGTTATCCCCGCCAGATGGTATGCATCCCGGAACAGGGTGTAACAGTCCGTCACACCGTGTTCAAAGCGCCGTCCGGTCAGGTGCGGCACACAGCGGAACCGGTGAATTTCACCCCGGCAGACCAGCCACCAGGGCAGGGCACTCTTTATCTGCAGCCGCCGGTCCGCCTCGCTCAGCCAGGGCAGACCACCGGGATGACTGTGGACCAGCGCCACAATCTCCCCCTGCATCTGTGCCTGCAGCCAGTCTTCCGGTGTAATACGAAAATACGCCTCCGGCTCTGCGGAGATATTCACGCAGGGCTGGTACCGTTCGCCCTCCGGGGTGCTTATCACGAAGCCGCACGACTCCGCTGGCGCACACCGCCGGGCATGCACCAGAATCGCTGATTCAGTCTGTGTCATAAAACGGGATTTACTGCGAAAGTTTATTGATGGAAAGGAAACCGCCAAAATTGACCGCCATGCCGCGCATCTCACACCCGCGCATACATTTACTGCATCTGTCCTTCCGGATATCCGTGGTGGGGTTGTCGAACTCATCCGCCACTGCCGGACCGTTATACCCGCACTCATCGCCCCGGTAATCCCACATACAGGTGTTCGCCAGCATGATGCGACCGGGAAACAGCGCCCCGTCCGTCTCCGTCGGTGTCGCCAGCACAAACGAGGCCGTCATGGCCGTCAGCTCTGATAACTGCTCCACCACCCACCGGTCCGTCAGCTCCTGCTCCGGGTCTGCCTCAGGATTGCCTGCCACAAAATTCACCGCATCCAGAAAACGCGCATACACCCGGCGACGGACCACCGTGGCACCCACCAGGCTCTGCAAATCCTCCGCCATCCCGGTGACCAGCCCGAAAAGATTGGACACTGTCAGCGACGGGCGGGCACTGCTGCCCTTTCCGTTCATCTCAAAGCCGCTGCCCTCAATCGGGTACGCCTCATACTTCCGCCCCTGCCAGGTCACCGGCTCCCCTTTTTCATTCAGCTCATTACAGAAAAAATACCGCTCACCGCCCTGTACCGTCAGGTCGATTTCCCAGAGTACCACCCGCGGTGACTGCTCTGATTTAACCGACTCGTTCAGACTTTCTTCGTGAATATCCTGCATCAGTTCACCACCTGCTTAAACTCGGCACTGAATTCCACCCGCAGCATGCGAACCCGTGATGACCACGCAGCACAGGTCACCTTTATCTGCCGGTATGCATAGGGTGGCTTCCACAAAAATGCCTTCCAGCCCCCGTGCTCTGCCAGGAACGCTTCCAGATGCCGGGCCTCCTCCCGGGTCACGGAAAGCATCACCCGGTATGTTTTCAGGTCAGCATTCAGCCCTGCCGCCATACGCTGTGAGTACCCGTCACCAAAACGCACTTCACGCACCGATGGCTGCGAGTTCACCTCCATATCCGGCTTCACTTTCCAGCGAAAGGTTTTCATCGCCCGCTCCCTGATAACATACCGCCATCACGCAACTGCAGCCGGAGTTCATCCTGCGCCCCCTTACGGGCCATGTCATACACCGCCTTCATCAGCTGCGGCCCCGCCTGTCCGTTGATACCGTCGTTCTGAATCACTACGTGATTGTTCTGATTAAAATTAATACCTTCCGCCCGCCGCATCTGCGCCGGACTTCCGGCACCACCCACATAACCACCTTCCGCATAGCCGCGCATCAGACGGTAAAGATTCCCCACACCTATCCGGCTGGTTGCCTCTTTCGTGAAAACAAACTCCCCGCGGTGAACTATCCCCGCAGGCTCATATTTGCCGCCCGTGCCCGTAAATCCGCCGGTCGCGAAATGAAAGTTCGCCGCCGCAGCCTCAATGGCCGTTCCCGTGGAAGCGGATGCGCCACCACCGAAAGCACCACCAATGGCGCTGCCGATACGCCCGACAATTCCCACCATGGCCTGTTTAAGCAGGATTTCTGTCATCATGGACAGCACCGAACGGGTGAATCCCCGCCAGTCTGCCTCTGCACCGGTCAGCATCGCCGCCATATTCTGTGCAATACCGTCAAAGGTCTGCGTGGCAGCACTTTTAACCTGCGAAAAACTGTCCGTCGCACTTTCCGCCCACTCCCCCCAGCCGGACTTCAGCCCGGCCAGCCAGTCACCGCGCAGCATGTCTTCATCCGTCCATGTCTGTTTAAGTGCCCCGGTGACCTGTGCCAGCGCCTGCGGATTATCGCCATACACGTCACGAAGACGCTGCGCTTCAGACTCCCGCTGAGCCTGACGGTCAGTGAGACCACGGGCTTTTGCGCTGATGGCGGCCTGCTTCGCGCTCTGCTGCTCTTCAAACCGTGCCGCCTGCTGTGCCAGCTCATTCAGGCGTTTCTGGTATTCAACCTTGTCGCCCAGCTCAGCCAGCTGGCGTTTGTACTCCAGCGTCTCTTTCTCATGGGCCAGCAGGGATTTTTCCTGCCCGGATAACTGTCGTTTCGTGGCAGCCTCTTTCAGGACCGCATACTGACTTTCTGCCTTCCATAAATCACGGCGCTGCCGGCTGATTTTCTCATTCGCACCGCTGTGTTTTTCCAGCGTCCTGAGCTCAGCTTCAAGGGCAAGCAGAGCCTCTCTTGCCTGCTCCTCTTCCCTCTCCCCGGCAGAGCGCGTTTTCGGTGATGTATGCTTTTTACCTGTCAGCTCTTCAGCCAGACGGCTGACGGCTTCCTGCTGCCCCGGACCTTTGCTGACGCCTGTTGCACGCGAACGGTTGATGTACCCCATTTCCCCCTGGCGTATACGCGCATCCCGTTCCGCAATGGATTTTCTCAGCGCCAGTTCATCGCGTTTTGTTTTCTCAATAAATACGCGGTTCTCTTCTGCCAGTTCACCAAACAACGCACCAACGCCGGGCACATTCTTTGTCGTTTCCCAAGCTGACTGAATAAATTCAGCCAGCGCCAGATCCCCCTGCACAAGCAGCAGCTTCACCTGTTCAACGGTTCCGGCCACCACGTCAGTGATCAGACTGAGTGCCCCCAGAGTATGATCACCTATCCATGCCCATGCGTCAGAAGTCCAGGTTTTAACATCGTCCCAGATTTTTTCCACCGGCGTGGCCGCTTTATCAAGTTGCTCCAGACGTGCATTCATGACATCCGCAAACAGGGACATCGCCTCCGTTACCGCAGCCTGTTTACCTTTCGTGCGCTCAAGCTCATCAATATGGCGTAACTGGGAAACGCTCAGGAAGTTATACTGCTGATTCAGGGAGGCCAGCGCCTTCACCGGATCTGCTGCAATCCCTTCAAAGGCTTTTTCCACCTTCCCGGCATCGTCCCCCACCGTCTGCAGCCATCTCTGAGAGGTTTCCCCCATGATCCGTAGCTGCCCGGCGGTATATTTCCCGCTTTCTGCCAGACGGGCCAGATTTTCTGCCGCCTGTCTGATACCACCACCGGCTTCATCGCTGATCACCCCGGCCATTTTCCACAATTCTGCCGTTGTGGTGGCAGCCGCCCCTCCGGTCAGGGTCAGTGAACGCAATAAGGCCCGGTCAGCCTGCTCTGCCTGCCAGGCGGCAGCAGCAAGCGCGGCCAGTACGGCAACCCCGCCACCTGCCGCCACACGGGCCACCGACATAAATCGTCCCAGTTCACCGGCATTCCGGGCATTTTCAGCCAGTGCATTTGCCGTATCTGACAGCGAATCCTCTGATGATTCAGAGGCATCCCTGATCCCGAGAAGTTCCTCCTTCAGCAGGGTAAGCAGGCTGAGCGGTCCACCGAATGAATCGCTGATCTGCCCCCCCTGCTGCAGCATGATAAGGAAGGGATTCTGACCACCGGCAAGCTGAGTGACAATATCCGTGAACTGTGCGGGCAGTGTGCGCATGGCAGCCTTATACTGTCCGACTGATATCCCGGCTTTTTGTGCAGCCAGCGCCTGTCGGCTCAGCCCCTGTTCAACAGTACTGGCGGTTTTTCTGGCATCCGCCTCCAGACTGGAAAAATGGCGGCGTACCCGAGCCATCTGTTCATCAAACCGGGCCGCATCCAGACTCAAATCAATAACAAGATCACCCGCTGGCTGGGACATATCTCACACCTCCGGAAATCCCCGCTGAAGCCATCATTAATGCAACATCATCTTCGCTGACATCCACCACATCCGCAGAAGGTGAAATATCGCCCCCACCCACCCCACAGAACCGGACGCCTCCGGCAACTCCTGCCGCTTTCTGCATCAGCATGTCTTCCTCGTCCGGCATCTCCGTCTGCTCTTCCTCACACGCTGGCGCAAGCAGACTGAAATCCGCCGGATGCATATCCGGATCGCCAAAAAACAGGCTGAGTACGGCGTACATCAGCCCGGAAAAATGAGCGTCCAGTTGGGTATCCTGAAAATAATGCGTGCAGTAAAAACGTCGCCAGTCGGCATATTCGGTGGATGTCATCCCGGCAAGCATGGCGCGCCAGTCGGGTCTCCCCATCTCTCGCGCCAGTTTCAGGACAAAGTTCAGCTCGCCTTCGAATGCTTTTTTGATGTTACCGGCTCAGTCGCTTCTGCTTTCCCGGTTTGTTCAGGATCGGCATCGTGCCGGTTATCCAGCATACCTGAAAGATAAAGCACCCGGTTCGTTGCCTGATTCAGTGCATCAGCAGGCCATCCCAGCATCACTTCACGGCGGATCTGCTGCATCTCTGTCTCCGGAGAGGCCAGAGTGCCTTTGAGGGAATGGGAATGCCATAGCGACATCGCCACAAGCAGGGATGCCGTTTCCAGATATCGCTGGTTAATGTGCACGACATCATGCTTCGTTGTCCCCTGTTGTTCTGCGTCTGAAACAAACTTCATATAATCAAACCGCTGCAGCGCGGACAGCTCCGACAGCGTGACGGACACACCGTTATATTCAAATTGTTCTGTTTTCAGGAACATGCTTGATCTCCTCCCCTCAGCCCGCAGCGCCATCCGTGACGGTGATCTCCGCCACCGCCGCAAACTCACCGTTGCCGGTGACAACAGGGATCTGCGCTTTACCTGCCGCAACACCTTTCACGGTGATCGTGTTCCCTTTCACGGTAATGGTGGCGAAATTCTGATTTGCCGACGTTGCGCGGAATGTTTTATCCGTTGCGCCTTCCGGCTGAACGGCCACAGTCAGGGTGGTGCTCTGACCTTTTGCCACATTCCCCGTTAGTGGCGTCACGGTAATACCGGTGACCGGTGTGATTTCTCCCCGATCCTCCGCCAGCGACGGACGACCAATATTGGTGATTTTTACCGTACGGGTAATCACTTCTTTGGCAGTCACCGCTTTACCAATGGCGCTCACCCAGCCACGGAACACATCCACCGTACCGTTCGGGAAGCGGATTTTGTAGGCCCGGGTCTCACTGCTGTCAAACCAGGCAATCAAATCACGCTGCCCTTTCTCGCCGGGCTTCCAGGCCAGCGTAAAACTGGTGTCACCGGCAGATTTCTGCCCCTGCCCGGTGGATACCCAGTCAGCATCCTCATCATCCAGATAGTTATCGTCGTAGGATTCCGCCGTCATCTCGCCGGGGGTCAGATCCTTTATTTTTGCCAGACGCGTCCACTCATCATCTGACAGCGGGTTTGCATAAGCATCGCCCTTACCGGTGTAAACCCAGAGCGTGGTGCCGGAACCTTTTACCGGCGCCAGGGGATTTGGTGTTGCCATATCATCCTCACATCTCGTATGTAATGGAATAAGTCAGATCTGCAGAGCTCCACAATGCCATATCGTCATCACGATGATACTCATAGCCCTGCGTAACCATCGTGGTAATCATGCCTGCCAGTGCAGGGATCGCCGCCATCGCCGGGTAAATCCGGCTTTCCATCCACTGATCAAGCTCTGAATCCGGTACCTGTGCCGGTAAAAACACCTCAATATGCAGTGTGGCCCGCCAGGTATCAGCATCCAGCTCTTCACCGGTATACTCTGCATCCGTCAGATAAACCGCGACCGCCGGAAAATCCGCCTCCTCAAAAACAGCGGGGCGACCATCAAACAGCGTCGCCCCGGTGTCATGCTTCTCCAGTGCATCCAGTACGGCTGCACGGATATCAGTATGTTTCATCGTTTTATCGCAATCCTCAGTTGTTGTTTCAGCGCGTATGCCAGTTCTTCTGGCAGGCGTTCACGCCGGATACGGTCAACATTCTCATCAAACGCCTGTTTCAGTGGGGCCGCCATCGGGATTTTCACCACCTGAATGGGAAGGCGATTACGCTTTTTCCTGCCCTTGTCGTCATTGCCCTCCTCATATCTGGCCTGGGGAAGACGTTGCATAACATGCCAGCGCCCATTATTTAATCGCTGGATAAATGCCCGCTGATAACGATGCTGACCGGCTTTGAGTATGCTGTTCGGACGACGCCCCAGCATTCTGATCCCCAGCTTAATCACTGGGAGATCACCGCGGTTAACGATAATTTTTGCATTCGGATTTCTGACCGTGGCCCGTTTCAGTCTGGAGCGTTCCTTAACCAGTTTCCGGCGTACCTTTGTCTCCCGGGCAACCTGTGATGAAGACTGATTAATCGCCGTTGTGGCCACGCGGTTAATCGTCATTGCTGAAGCCGCCGGAATGGCGTTTTTACGAACCCGGCTCAGATTTTCAATCGCCTGATCAAGCCCTTTTATCGCCATAATTTCACCCTGCGTTTATCGTCGCCGGTTAACAGCGGGTGGTTGCCCACGGTTGAGCCAGAGATAACAGCTTCCCCCGTCATCCGGAGAAACACGATCCACCCAGAACATCTCGCCGTTAATGGTCAGCGTGTCACCACGCCGCACGGCACGCACCGTATCCGTCCGCACAAATAATGACGGGCTGCTTCCTTCAATACGGACCCCGCCACCGGCAAAACCCAGCGACTCCGGATCGTCAAAAACCCCCTGAACTTCGCCGCCACGCTGTGCACCGGAGGTGAACTGCGCACGGATCCCCATCACTTCAACGATCGTACTGTCCACCCCGGCGAGGGCAGCATCAAAGGCATTCTGAAAATCACGCATATTCAGCCGTTCCGTGCTGTATCATGGCCGTTGCCAGTGATGATGGCACCAGAACACGCATACCCCGTAACGCCAGCTCAACGGGACGACCTGTCTCCGGGCAATACCCCATTACTTGCAGGCACTTCCGTACCCGGACGGCTTTAACATCATCCGGAGAATCCGTGTTGTTCAACTGCTCACCATCGTCTGTGTAATTTTGATCAGACCCGCTCTCATCAGAGTGCATAATGCCTTCCGGGGAAACAGCAAGCTCCTCTTCCCACTCAGACACACGTTGAGCAATATCCGCTGCACTCCCCGACATATCCGCCTCGCGCCCCAGCAGGCCAGCCAGTTCACGAAGACGTTTCTGATTTTCTTCTTTTGTTGCCATCTCAGCCCTCTGTGAAAAAAGACACGGGGGCATATCGCCCCCACTCACGGATTATTTCACCTGTACCACCACAAACTCATCCGGATCCGGCAGCACCATCAGCGGAGCGGACTGCGTCATGGTGAATTCACGGGCCGGATCGCCAACGGTCAGCCAGTGTTTCGGATAACGGGAAGAGGCCACCACACCTTCGGACAACGCCTGCGCATCCTGAATGGCACCATAGCAACGGATGCCATCAGCAGCCGTATTTCCCAGGACCAGCGTGCCCTCCGGCAGATAACGTTTTTCAGTACCGTCCTCTGCCACATAAGACGTTTTCGCCACCACAATGGCCAGATCGCCGTAATACCCCTTGAAGGACACCACTGCGCCCAGATCTTTCACTGCCGTTTCGAGTTGTGAATTTGAGCCGCGACGGGTATCCAGTTTTTCGCGGAACAGCTTAAAGCCATTCAGCAGACGCCAGACCGTACCGTCCATAATGGCGATATTCACAAGACCGCTGGCCTGATCGCAGTAGAGGTCAATATCATGCGTCGGATCAAACGTATCACGGTCCTGCTCAGACCATTTTTTACCGTCAGCCTGCTCAATGTTATTTCCTTCAGAGCGCCCGAAATCAACCTCGACAGTATCAAACTGCTCCCCTTCCATGGTGTATTTACCATACAGAACGGCATTCACCGCCTGCATTTCTTCCACCTGGACAATGGCGTGCTCTTCCTGTTTGAGGTTATCGGTGATGATACGCAGACGACGGTAGGCCGGGTCGTTCAGCTGCGCCGGATCTTCACCGGGAAGGCGCTCCACCGCCTGCTGGTAATTAAATTCGTGTTTCGGCTTGACGTAGCCCGGACGCAACACGCGGGTTTCACCACCACGATGACGCAGCACTTTTCCTTCAACAACCGGGGAGACATAGGCTGCCACCGGCGTTTTTCCGGTAATTTTATCCAGCATCACCTCTTCGGTGTGGAAATTCACCGTACGGCGGAAAAACAGCTCCAGAAACAGCGCACGAAATTTCACTTTTTGTTCGGTATAACCGAGTAACTGGCGGGTCGTAAACAATCCCATAAATCAGTTCCTTTCATTCAGAAATCAGTCAGGCCAACGCGGTGGCCTGATAACGTGTTACGGCAGCGCCGCGTGACTCAGGGCTGTGCCGACAAAGGCGTTGGCCTTTTTGTGTTCATCCACACTTTCAGGCCAGCGGACAGCCTCCGTCGCAAAGGTCCCCGACTTGTAATAGGTCAGCACCGTCTCTGTGCCTTCAAGCGGCAGTACCAGTATGCCAACCGCACTACCGGCTTTCTGTCCATCCCAGACCACCAGTTTCCCGGTAGCTTCATCCAGCATCAGGGGCGTCAGAGCCGGTGTTGCAGAAGAAATCCCGCTGCTGCCTGTGGCGGTATGAGCCGGATCATTACCGGCAAAAATACGTACTTCCGCACGCTGTTCAGTGATGGTTTTCGTCACCATTTTGTTAAAACCTCATATTGATGGTCAGCACTGACTTCATGGCATGGCCATGAGCATTTTCACGTCCGCATCACCGTCTGCTGACGTCTGTGACACGCCACCCCGCACCGCTGCCGGTGAATGATTCGCCATGAAATGTTCAAACAGGGCGGTTGTGGATGCAGAGACCGGTTCGGCCTTACCTGATCCCGCAGCCAGCACAGCCCAGGCGTTCTCCACTGTCATTCCCGGGCAGGCCGCCAGCTGTTCAGCCTGCGCTTCTGCCCCTTTTGCCTCATCCAGGGCCATGATCTGATCACGGAGTGAGGGCCCGGCATCCGCCAGTGGTGCAGCCGCCAGGATCAGGCGGGCTTTTTCCACCGTCATCTCCGGCATCGCCGCCAGCGTTGCCGCCAGTTGTTCACGACCTTTAGCCTCTTCACACGCCATAATGCGATCGGCTTCACTCTGCGCGGATGCCACCGGCTGCTGTGGTGCTGCCGCGGTCAGAATCGCCCGGGCCTGTTCAACGCTCATGCCCTGTTGTCCTGCCAGCATCGTGGCAAGGTGTTCACGTCCTTTCGCTTCCTGACACGTCAGGATCCCCATCACTCGCTGGTTCTCCTGCGCGGCAGCTTCCGTTGCAGTTAATTGCGGCATAGTGCCTCCTGTATCATGTGTGTTCAGCGCCGCAGCCATCACGCTGATGGCATCCGACGCATTGATTAATTCATCCGCCAGTCCGGTATTAAGGCCGGACTGACCTTCAAAAACGGCAGCCTCTGTCCCCGTGACAGCGTCCACAGACAGCCCCGTATACATCGCCACTTTTTCGGCAAACATCCGGTGCGCCGCATCAATGCGCTGCTGCATGTCCTGACGCACCTCTGACGGTAACGCTTCAAACTGATTGCCATCCACCTTATGCGCCCCGGCATAAATCAGCGTGATATCCACCCCGGCCTGCGCCAGATGACCGGCATAGCTGACATGGCTCATCATCACGCCAATGGAGCCGATACGGGATGTCTGGGTAACCAGCCGTCGGGAGCAGGCCGACGCCAGCAGCATGGCTGCAGAACAGGCCGTGTCATTGCACAGTGCCCAGACAGGCTTCTGCTGCCGGAGGCGGTAAATCATGTCAGCGCAGTCAAACGCGCCTGCGGCCTGCCCGCCCGGACTGTCAATGTCCAGCAGTACGCCCCGCACCTGGCTATCCGCCATTGCCTGCTGAAGACAGGCGACAATGCCGTCATAGCCTGTCATTCCGGAAAATGGCCGCATGCCACCCAGCCGGTGCACCAGCGTGCCGGTCACCGGCAGTACCGCAATACCGTTCACCACCCGGTAAACACGGGCCGGTCGTTTACCTCCGGCCATGTACTCGTCCGTTTCAGCCAGCATTCCGGGAGCATCAAGCTGTACCTGCTGTTGTGGTACCGAAAGACTTGCAGCCCCCATCTCGCGTCCGAGCGCGCAAAAGAAAACCCGCGCATAGGCGGGCTCCAGAAGCAGCGGTTCATTGAACGCTGCGGCAATAATGTGTGAAAGATTACGTCTCACGTGGTGTTGTCTCCTCTTCCGGCCTGCGGCTCTCCGCTATCTGCTGCTGATACGCCTGCGCTATCCACACCGGACGTGAGAGTCCGGCCTTTTCCCGCTCTGCGGATTCCCTGACCTGCTGGCGGAAAATGTCCTGATAATCCTCACCCATCAGCGCCAGCTCTTTCTCATACGTGCTCAGTCCGGAATCAATACGCATCACCGATTCCTGGACCTCCTTGAGCCCGTCAATGGCCATTCTTCCGGCACCAATCCACTCTGCCCGTGACCAGGCTGATCGCGCCTGATAAAAATCAAAACGTGCCCGTGGCGGACGGATAATCCCCCGAAGAAGTGCCTCTTCCAGCCAGCAGGAAAACATCTGCGTGGCCAGCCGGGCCGCAATAAATTTTCGTCGTCCCATAAAATAGCGCCACGACTCATTGGCAGAGGCGCGGGCACTTGAATAACTGACCTTCGAGTAATCACGGGACAACTGTTCGTAGGAAACGCCAAGACCGGCGGCGATATACCGCAGCAGAGCCTGTTCAAGCGCCGAAAATCCATTGTCTGAATCCTGCGCGGTCTGCAGTTTCAGATCATCACCGGGGAAAAGGTGCGGAATTTTGACACCACCCAGCGTCACGTGATTCGTGTCATACCAGCTGGAGAACTTCTCCAGAATATTAATGAGCGGATTATCCTGCTGACCCTGTGGTGCCCCCGCGATATATTCAAAGGCCTTTTCGGTATCAAGTTCACTTTCAATCGTCGCTGCATACATCGCCTTCACTATGGCCGACTGAAGCTGTGTTGCCTGCAGGGAATCGAGCATCTTCAGCCGTTCCATGACGCTGTAAAACTGATTGGCCCCACGGGTCTGCCCGTCCTCCACCGGCTCGAAAATATGCAGCATGGCCGGACGCCCGGTGGGAAGTTCACGCGGGATCCGTTCCCATCGTCCACTCCCGGAGAACGGAAAATCATCCTCACAGATATGGTACGCAACGGCACGACCATATCGATCAACCTCCACACCGGCCCGCAGAAAACGGTTCCCCATACCGTGTTCTGGCGTGTCCACCCGTTTCGGACTCACGGCTTTAAAACGCGTACGAAACAGTTGCGTGCTCTCCGTATCCCAGACCGGCTGCACAAAGATTTCGCCGTTAAACGCATGAACGCCCACACCTTCACGGATAAATTCCGTAAACGTGCGTTTCCCTTCCACATCGATCTCGCCAAATATCCCTTCGGCGTATTCCGACCAGGCCGCCTCCACCTCATCGACAAAACTTTTTGCCGCAGTCTCCCGCATCCCCAGCCAGCGCCAGTTCGGACGGTAGCTGATCAGAAACATATGCCCGACAATATGATCCTTATGCAGGGCCACCGCATTAGCCGCTATCCCGTTATTGCGCACCAGATCATCTGCACGGGCATTCCCCAGACGCAACGCGGGCAGCAGGGCCGCATCGGCACTCTGCGCCGGTGGCAACCACTCCGCCATTTGCCCGCCAAATCCTGCACCGCCCCCATGGTAGCTGAGGCTCTCCCGAAGCGGAACGCCGTTCACATCAATCAGGACAGGCGTTCGTTTCATAACCTCACTCCCAGCGGACGACGGCGACGTCGGGTTGTCCCCAGTACCGACTCCGCATCATTGATCGCACGGTTAAGCTCATCCAGAGAAGCCGCCGTATATTCAATTCTGCGACCATCTTTCTGGACAGACACCACCCGTTTACCGGTTAATAAATCAAGGCGCGCCTGACGCAGCGCCTGCAGTTCAGCGACTGTAACCATTCACTCCTCCGGACAGCTTCGCTGCCAGTTCTTTCAGGGTTGGCCGGGTCGTCTCTTCTTCCCGGGATTTTGCCAGTACAGCCAGATCAAGCTGCCAGCGTTGCACGGACACACGTAATGCCGCGTAGGCATACACCAGGCAGTCCAGCGCTTCGTTACGCCGCTTTTTGTTATCCCACAGCAGACGCATCTTTCCTTTTTCCCACTTCTCCACCAGCTCTTCCGCCACCAGTTGCTGCGCCTCTGTCTGCGAAAAAACCTCCGGATCATCAGGAAAACGGATGGCATACGACGTGGCTTCATCCGCAGGCGTGGGATCGGCTTTCATACGGGCATAGAGAATTTCTTTTGCGGTGTCCGTCCCCACTTCACACAGATACACGCCCCGCTGATTGCGGGTTTTTGGCATGGTGATCACCGGCTTGCCATAGACAGACGCGCCTTTTACCGGCAGCACACGGAAAACACCGTGTTTTTTTGATCTCTGATAAACGATTTCGCCATCGATCCCCCCGGTGTCCCAGCAGACACGGGAAATGGTCATTTCGGTGCCATCCGCATGGCGATATTTTTTGTTGATCGCCGCATCCACACGTAACAGCGTCTCTTCCTCATCTGGACGTCCCATAATGATGATTTTATCCACCAGAAAGGCTTCCTCTCCCGGAGCCCATCCCCAGACATACATCTCAAAACGGTTTCGCTGCGAGTCAATGCCCGCCGTCAGATAAACCACCCGGGCAGGCACCGCCGCCGTGTAACGCACAACCTTATCCATCAGTACCTGGTGATCGAGTTTTTCGCCCACGGCCTCTTCCCAGGTCTCGCCCAGCGTGGTGTTCACAAAAGTTTTCAGGCCGTTGGGATCTTTCAGTGCATCCAGCCAGTCATAGACTATCTGTACCCAGGTGGTGAACGGACTGTACGCCGTCCAGATATGGAATGTGATGGAGCGCGGCGGTGGAATTTCATTACCCGCAGCGCTGAAAAACGTCAGACCGTCACGGGTCCACATCCCCGTGTTTTCACAGATCCACCGCCCGTTGCTCTGGTCAAGCTCAGACTGATGGATCACGCAGCCATGATGTTCACAGAGGTAGAAAACGCTTTCGGGGCTGTCCTTCTCCCATTTAAGGCCAAAAGGCGTGGACTCATCGCCAAATTTCAGATACTGCTCCTCCCCACAGTGCGGGCAGGGCACATAAAAACGCATGAAATGCGCCGACTCGTTGGCCGCTTTTTCGATCTGGCAGGAACCTTTTATTTTAGGCGTCGAGCCGCGAATGGATTTTGGCCATACAGAGCCCTCAATACGCTTATCCCCCAGCAGGGTTGGCGAACCCTCTTTTTCAACATCCGGTTCGAACGAGGAAAGTTCGTCATAGCAGACCACATCCACGGATTTTTCACGGTAGTTTTTGGCGGCAGCGCCGCCCAGGCACCAGAAACCCACACCCGATGAAAAGCGTTTCAGCGTGAGGGTATTATCACGATGTTTACGTCCCAGCCAGGGAGAAAGTTTTTTCAGGCAGGGAACATCGCGAATCGTCGCCTCCACGTGAGACTTCATAAAATCTTCAGCGGCAGAATCCGTGGGCTGAAAAAGCAGACTGTTTCGGGATTTATGCTCAATAAAATACCCGACCACCCCCAGCAACATCTTTGTATAGCCAACACGGGCAGATTTAATCAGATTAACAGTGCGGATCTGATCATTCCCCATACTGTTCATGATGGCGATCTGGAACGGCAGCGTTTTCCATTCTCCCTCACCATATGAAGATTCTTTAGGCAGATAATAATTTTGATCAGCCCATTCAACTGGCGTCACCGGCAATGCCCTTATCAGGGGCTGTAATGCTGTTGTGACAGCGCTCATCATATTATTCAGTTGTTGCTCTGATATATTCATCGAGTAAATCCGGTAATTTATCCCCCGCCCGCGCACACTGATTTGCCCCCTTCGCAATAAGGGTTTTCAGATGGTCAAGATGGCGCGGTGTTAAATCAGGAAACTGTCGCTGCATGGATAAAGGGATGGAATCAAGCGTACTGGATAACGCCATTGCCAGCTTACTGAGGGCAAAAATACAGAACCCGGTGTCAATAAGTTTTCCTTTTGACACCTCATTTTTTAACTGCTGTGTAACAGCCTGTTCCGCTGTCAGTTCCCATCTGGCAATAAGCAATTTCTCCTCATAGTCGTCTTCGCTATCGCCATCAGGCACATCGTTTTTACTTCTCCTCAGATACGATATGTAAAAATCGCGCCAGGCATCCAGATCCAGTTGCCCTCGCTTATTCGATATCGGAGCACCCGGCAATTTCTGCAATCTGCGAAGCTGGCGATCGGTCAGACTTAAATGCCTGGCAACTTCAGTCTGCGTAGCCACTCCTCACCTCGCAAAAACTCTCACCTCACAATCACAACAAAACAGGTCATGTCCGGTTCACATGCCCATTTTTTGCGCATGTCCGGTTCACAGAAGACCTGTTTTTATATTTTTCATATAGTTAACTTGCAGAGAAACCGGACATGGATCCCGGAAAATTTTCATAAATAGTGAAAACCCGCGAGGTCGCCGCCCCGTAACGGCCCGGATCGCCGGAAAGGACCCGCGAAAATGATAATGGTTATCAGTTGCAACAAAATCCAGTTTCTTCCACCATCGCACCGGACAGGCGACCATGAGGGGACAACGCCGCGCTCCGTTAACGCGGTAAACCCCGGTGTGTATCGTTTTTGATTATCCCCGCACACTCGCGCAGAGGAGTCTCCCTGTCGGGCTGCGGTCTCTGTTAATACGGGAATACGGCGACAATACCGCGCCATGGATAATAAGGTCGCTCAACACACTGGCTGTAATGCAGCGGATACCATGCGGCATTTAGCGGCATTCATCGTACACTCAACGGTTAGCTCTTCATTCGTGGCATTCACCTGAAAGGTCCGGGTGTGTAATTGCGTACATTTACCACTGAACGAACCTTCAACAAGAACACGACCACGCTGCAAAATACGGAACGGAATTGTTCCCTGAAAAGGTTCTACGGTTACCCGTAATTTCTTCATGTATCCTCCGGATAATAAAAAGCCAGCTTAGTGCACTGAGTGCGTATATATTCCTGCGCCCCTTCCAGCTGCTTCTGCATTGTCATCAACCGTTCTCTGAGGTTGAAATAATCCCGTTCAGCGGTGTCTGCCAGTCGGGGGCCGGTTGCATTATCCACGCCGGAGGTGCCGGTGGCTTCACGCACGGTACCGGGGCAGGTGGCGTTGAGCCGCAGGCGCTTACGACCAGCGGCAATATCAGCACGCAGAGTTTCATTTTCAGCTCTCGCATCGGCTAATTCCCTCGAGTATTTTGCATCGAGCGCAGCAACATCACGCTGGCGCACCTGCATGTCAGTAATGGTGGCATTCGCCTGTTCCAGCTCTCTGGCTTTTTTATCGCGCTGCGCTTTGTAGGTGATGGCGTTATCGCGGTAATGATTCAGCCCCAGACTAAGCGCACCACAGACCACCAGCAGAATAACAGTAAACGCGGAAAGAATTCGGTTTATGCTCACCATGCCCCCTGTCAGAAATTGCAGATTATCAGCTCGCTGACACTGCTTGTCTTACCACGTGGTACAGTATAACGATGAGCAACATGATGAATATTCATCCCCTCAAACAATCGTCTCATTTCCTGCGTATCGTTCAGGGATATAATCATTTTGCCTTTTATTGTGCGGGCAAGTTCTGCCATGCGCTCATAATTGCAGAATGAAAAATCAATGCCGTAACCACCATCCAACCAATACGGAGGATCGCAGTAAAACAGCGTTGTCGGGCGGTCATACCGTGCGATACAGACCTCCCAGTCAAGGTGTTCAATAGTTGCCCGCGCCAGCCGATCACGGGCTTCCTGCAATAACTGCTCTGTATTCCCGGGGATTATCTGCGGTCTGTGAGTTTTAACTCCAAATGCCCGACTGTATGCTCTTCCGCCATACGCGCACTTCTGGATAAAAAAGAAACGGACAGCCCGCTGGATATCCGTCATGTACTCCGTGTGCTGATTTATCACCTCATTCCACATCTCACGACTGGCGAGCATCCACTGAAACTGGCGGGAAAATTCCTCCTGGTGGTACTTCACCACACGGTAGAGATTAACGATATCACTGTTTATATCGTTGATGATTTCAGCGCAGCTCGGTTTTTTCATAAAGAACAGTGCCGCACCGCCACAGAACGGTTCCACATACAGAGTGTGCTCAGGAAATAACGGCAGAATATGTTTTGCCAGACGACGCTTCCCTCCTAACCACGGGAGAAACGGTTTTGCAGAGTTATTATTCATTTCACCACCAGCGGATTTCCCGGATTAGAACCGCAATTGCCACAATGCGAATGGCAAATGCCGTTGCCCGAATAAATTCAGTACTCATCTGTTTAAATAAATTGTCGTCATCAGTCACTGTCACCCCACCAGCCCTGCCGAAGTCAACGCCATCCAGGCTATGGAAAGAAAAAGAGCAACCATCATTAGCGAAAATGAAACGCCGACAATCACACAGATGGTCTTCGCCAGCGTTATGAGTTTGCCTGATATCATTAGACGCCACTCCATCAATCCGTCTTTGTGATTTTTCCTTTGCCTGTATCAGCCAGGACAAAACCAATCAGCAGATTCGCTTCGTTTATCAACGTGCGAATTTTTGATACATGCGCGGCTTTAACCAGTTTCCATTCGTTTAACCCTGTACCAAACAGACTGGCAATGTTTTTATCCCGTTTCATGTCAGCGCATGCCTGGTTGAGTTCTTCCATCACGCTCATTTGACGAGGATTAACGACAAAACCCTTCGTCCAGTATTCATAGAGAACATCGTCGCACTCTTCCTGATACTGGATAACCTTGTCGCGGATTCCGGGTTTTACTTTGTTGGGATTGATGGTTTGTAACCAGCCTGCAAGTTTTCGAAGTGGCAGGGACACCATATTGCGTCGTTTCCCGTCCTCAGCAACCATAACGATTTCCGTTATAGTTGACGCAAAACGCTGTCTTAACTTAGCCAACTGTGATTGCCAGGCCAGCCCCATCCCCGCAACGACAGGTTTCATGGGAACGTATGGTTCGCCGTTATGGTTAACCACATAAAGAGAATCGCCGTGAAACGGCACGGTTATCATATTCATCGGTTATTTCCTTTTAGTGATGAACCCTGCGCACAGGAATAACCAGCCCAAAGAGGGTTAACCAGACCACTGCCGGTTATCCACCAGGGCTCATCCTGAAAGGTTCTTTGGTTTATTTACGCTTGTGCGAAGCGCAGAAATGCCAAAGGCACCATTACGGTGCCTCTGCGTGAAACAATGTTCCTGACTTTATTCACTTAGGTTTTGCCAGTTCGCAGGATTTCGTGTTATCCGTCCGCGTTGGTCAACGTCATTTTTCAGCAAAATATTCTGCTACCTGTCGATACCCCAGCATGCCAGCGCACTCTCCTGGTCGCGACGGGATACCTGACCGTAGCAATTATTTGAGCGAATACGGCAGTCTCTGCCACCGTCCTTAATCCACCAGCGAATCGCTTCGCAGGCACCTTTTCGATCGCCTGCATTAATTCGTTTATAAAACGTCGACGGGAAACACTTACCGGGGCCAATGTTGTAAGGACAGAATGACGCAATTCCCGCTTTCTGGGGTTCAGTCAGTGGCACTTTGATGTTTTTCTCCACCCATGCCAGCGCCTTATCACGCTCAATGGCGTTAACCCGGTCGCATTTCCCCTTCGACAGCTTCATGCCAGGAATCACAGGATTACCATCCACCCGGGTGGCTCCACGGCAGATGGTCCAGATACCCACACCATCACGGTATGCCGTGGTGTGGTTACCTTCTTTTTCATCCAGAAACTGGTCGAGGATTTCAGGCGCAGAAGCCCCTGCGGCAATCAGCGCCAGAACAGCAGCTGACAGGCCGTATTTGATTTTTGCGTTCATGGATATATTAAATATTCAGCCGCTGTCCCTGGCCCACTAAATACGCACTTTAAGATAAGTCAGCCCCGGCTGGATCCAGTTATCAGGCTCAGTCTTAAAGGGTGGAGTATTGAAATCACGAAGAACGGTCTCCCGCACAACTGCATCCTTATCAGCACCACTGGCCAGCGCTTCAATCTCAGCGGCTACCTGCAGATACCCCATGCAACGACCAATGCGCTGCATCAGCCCCTGTTTTTTATTGTTCTTCAGGTAATCAATGGCAAATTCAATGAGCTCCTCACTGTGCTGGTGCGATGGAGGTGTTACTTTCCCATTTTCTGAGATGGTTATTTTCCCAGCATCACCGGATACAACAAAGGATGGCCGGTTACACTCCCATTCCAGCTCACTGAAATTATCATTATGAATACTGAAACACTCTGCGAGATTTCTGCTCATCACTTTCCGACAATAATCGTCAAACGCAGCAAACTGCTCATCGCGGCGTTTTTTTTCATCTTCAGAAGGCATCAGCGCCGACAGTTTTTTATTCAGTTCAGCAATTTCATTTTCCAGACGACTGAAGCGCTGATTCATTTCTTCATGGTTCATCACCTACTCTCCCCGTGCCGCCTTACGACGGTCCTCTCTGATTTTGAAATACAGGTTCGTCAGGTACGTCAGCAGACCAAACAGCAGACTCCCCAGCACGCCTATTGCCGCCCACTGAGACGGGGAAACCCTGTCCAGCAGCTGCAGGAACCAGTAGCCCGTTCCCACCGCTGACGTGGTGTATGACACACCTGTTGTTATTTTTTCCATCTGGTACATACCCCGTCTCCCGCAATCCGGAAGCTCACAACATGAAAAAGGCCAGCAGTACTTTACTGATGGCCCTGACTCACCTTTACAGCATTGTGCCCGGTTCGGGTTGTGCTTCAGTCGCATCAACCACCGGTGATTCGGGCTGAATATCGCCGTTTTCTGAGGTGATATCTTCCGGTTGCGGTTCCGGCTCTGGCTGTTCGCCTGGCTGCTCGCCCAGTAGCGTATCCAGAATCGCATCCACCTCCGCTTCTATCTGCGCTTCAAATGTCTGGCGGACTTTCTGTTTCAGTGCTCCACGCACATCTTCTGAGCGCAGCGCGTCTTTCACTGCCTCAGCAGTGACCAGGGGTTTTATTTCTGACATGGGATTTTCTCGTTGAAAGGTGTTGTAAAGAAGATTGCAACTAAATGAGCGGCTCTTCGGGTCTGGTTCCGGCTGACTGACTGGCGCTGATTTTCTCAGCGGCCCTTTTATCAATCTGTCTGCGCCAGAAATCGCGCACAGCCCTGTACCCACCCGAAAGAAGATACAGCACACAGACCGCCGTACAGAAGTACAGCATTAACTGGTTCAGAAATGTCATGTTTTCTCACCGTTATAGTTGACATAATTTACTTATTTTTGTAGAAAAACACCCAGACTTCGCTGTCATCATGATCGTTTTACCAGCCGCCAGCATTCATGTAGTGGACAAAAGTTCATCCCTTTCCTTCATTGCTGGCGGCCTTTTTCATCATGCCGCGGCGTCCGCGTTGTTCACTTCCACCTTCACGCTGTCAATCAGCAGCGTATACGTTGCTACCTTCGTGATATCAGTCAGCAGAAGTTTATCCGCCACCCCTGTTGCCTGAGATTTCACCAGCGTGAATGGCGTGCCCCGCTTCTCATCAAGTACCGGCGTCACCTGAATACTGTTGTTTCCGGCAAACTCAAAAGACAGTGTGTGCCATTCGTTATCAAATGCCCCGAACGTATCCAGCTTCGCATTCTGCGTCTTGTGGTACATCGCGTTCAGGTTCGTCGCATCCGTCTGCAGGAAGAAGGACATCAGCATGTCGTTGCCTTCCTCCGCCAGCGACACACCCTCCGGCAGGGACGACAACTGCCAGTAAATACCCAGGGCAAACCGGTTCTGTACCAGTGAGCCCGGCACCTTAAACCGCACGCTCACACGTCCGCCTTTCTTCAGTAACTCTGCCCCCTGCCCGGCTGCATCATGCTCCAGAAACCAGATGTGGCTTTCCGGTTTGTTCAGTTGCAGGGCCTTACCACCGGTGGCACCCTCATCACTGACCACAGCCTCAGCGATGTTTTTATCAATACTGTCTCCGCTCGCCGGTTTGTGATAATAGCGCCAGCCCTGTGATGCCAGGTCTTCGCCGGATGCCAGCAGACTCATCAGGGTACGCTTACTGGCCGGGGCTTCCGCCTCTCTCTCCGGACCTTCACCGGAAGGTCCGGTGGGCTTCACCGTATCAGGCTGTTTTCCGGTAATGAATTCAGCGGTTCTCCCGGCGTGCAACAGAATCGCCGTTGCCAGACGGTCGGAAATAATCCCACGGCGAGCCCATGAACTGAAATGGCTGGCCCTGTCTGCTGATGTCCAGGTCTTCTGGTCATTACGCCACTTTGAACCGTAATAACCGACGGTTTCCAGGTCCGGGTCTTCTGCCGGGTTATTGGTCTGCACATTCGCACCATTCTCATCCGTCATTAACGGTACAAAGAAAATGTTCTGCGACTCCTTCCCCTTATACCCTCCGTATACTGATGCATACCCTTCCGCATGACGCTGCTTCCAGAAATACGTTGTGTCCCCGCAAATCCACGGTACCGCTGATGCGCTGCCTCCTGTGCTCTGTGATGCCAGACCGGCAAGCTCCGTTCTGAACTGATTCACCATCGCACTAAACAGCCCCGGATGCTGCGCATGCGTCCCCACTGCCGCATCACCTTCTCCCTGCATCCACACCACCGCAAGCAGACGGTTTTTCGGGTTCTTCGCCAGTGCGGCTTTAGTCCGGCTCACCAAATCCTGATACAGCGGCTTACCCACACCCCAGCGCAGTGAATTTTCCGATGCACCGGCTGATTCGCTGTATGTGCCGTCTGCCCCCGTTGTGAATGCCGAAGCACCACGGCAGCACGGAACCAGCAGAATGCCCGCATTCGCCGGTATAAACGGCAGCAGTTTTTTGGCGATATGCAGCCCCTGCCCCACGGTTCCGTACTGCCCCTTTGACAGGTCCGCTTTCGGATGGTTAAGACGGCTCATGTCCTGCACATCATGCAGACAATGGTCCGCCGGAATAATGTCGTTATACTTACAGGCGGCACCGCCCGGTGTCACCGTACTGCGGCGCGCCAGCTGCTTAATACGCGGGTCCGGACGGTCATATGTCTCCGGCAGCGGAAGACCTTCACCATACGACATGCCATTTGACTGCCCTGCCAGAACCACAACAAAGTAATACTCCGGGTCGCTGGTGGCGCTGATTACTGTGCCTTCTCCATCCGACGGCTTCACCACCACAGGTGTGGTGACATCACCTTCCGCCGCAATGGCCTGCATCAGGGTATAAGGCGTGATGGCGACAGGGCTGCCAAATGGCTGCCACCCCTCCTTCAGTTTTTGAGTCAGTCGCTCCGCAAGGTCTGACGGCGACGCCGCCCTGACCACATCGTAGTGTTTAAATGCCATGGTTCTTTCCACCATATTAAAAACAATTCTTTAAAATACCTGACATGAAATACAGAAAAAAAACACAAAACCATACCTTAAATGAAAACCTCATCATAAAGCAGGTATGCATGGATAAACTACAAGACGGGATATAAAAAACCTGTATTTAAATAAACAATAAACAACATCAGAAAAATAATTCTGCTCTATGGTTTACATTCAAAATTATCATTTATACTTTTCAGAACATCACCAGCACAGCATAAATAAGGAGGCTAAATGAAGTGGATTGTGATTGATACAGTTATCCAGCCATCATGCGGAATATCTTTTTCAGCCATATGGAGTAAAATAAAATTAATAATCTGGTATCAATCGGATGTTTTCTTACCTCCTGAAAGTATATTTACGTTGACTCACACAGGTATCGTACTTAATAACAAAGTGCTACCTGTAACCATTTACAACGTTGTACCATTCAATAAAAGATTCTGGGATTTAATCAAAAACAGCCAGGAATGTCCTGCAAATTCAGATAACGTATTGAAAGAATGCTTTAATAATCATTGCATTCTGCAAATATGCCCTTACGGACTAAAACAACAGTGTCCATAATTAGTTTACTCATATCTTACAAAATTCATATAAAAGCCCCTCCGGAGAGGGGCTAAAGCCGCGTATCTGTATCATCATGCGCATGATGCCGGGTGCCTCCCGGTGAGTTCAGCCCGGTGCCACCAAACCCGCGCGTTTACTTTCCTGGGTATCAAAGATAACACCTAATGCACCAGTCGCCCCTCCGCTCAGGGGGATTCACCATGCCTGTTTCTTTTAACAAACTCCCCGCAAAACAGACAACTGTCAACCGTCTGAATTGTGAGACATTTAAAATTTTCGGGGCATGACTGATACCCGGCTAACTACCTGGCATGTCCTTTTTCACCAAAGGAAAAAGCACCACCACAATACCGACCACCAGCACTCCATCCGCCAGCACCGACATGATCCTGCTGGTGAAATCCACCATCACCACCAGAAACAGCAGGAGTGCCACAGCGGCCAGACGCAGTTTTACCGTCACAGGTGGTTCTCCAGTCGCAGGCCAAGAACACCAGCAATCTCTTCCAGAACCTTACGCTCTTCCGGCTCAATTTCACCATCTGCTTCAGCAATGGCCACCGCCACATCCAGCACATCTTCCGCTTCACGCGTATCGTGTTTCACATCTTCAATTTCACGCAACGCCGCTCGACGACCAATTTTAAAGTTGGTGTCAAGCTGACCTGTGATCGTGGCACTGATAGCATTAATTTCTGACGTAAACGCGGACAACGCTGGCTGGTTACGCAAGACCTGCTCGATCTTCGCTTTCTCTGAAGCCTCACATTCACCATCTGCATAGGCTACCAGGTAGGCAGCATTAATAACCGCCTGTGCCAGATCACGTTTCTCAAACTTTTTAATTTCCGCTGCTGCTCTGCGGGTTTTCTTTTTGAAAATACCAAACATCGTGACGTTCCTTTAGGTGGGTGAGCCAACGCCCGGGAGCGATCTGCCCACAGAGAAAGTCACACTGACCACTCCGTAAGCTCACCCCCGAAAGGCTCTGTGGTTGATATGCGCCGGGCGTGGCGCGGATACAAAAAAGGCCCGCAAAAGCGAGCCTGGTAAATAAATATGGCGCGTTGTACTGGATTCGAACCAGTGACCGATTGCTTAGAAGGCAATTGCTCTGTCCGGCTGAGCTAACAACGCTGAATACCGATAATGGACCGCCATCGAGGACTCGAACCCCGCGCAACCAGCTTCGAAGGCTGACGCTCTATCCCGATGAGCTAATGGCGGTATGTGATATGGTGGCCCTTGCTGGATTTGAACCAGCGACCTGGCGATTATGAGTCGCTCGCTCTCACCACTGAGCTAAAGGGCCGGGTGCAGGATAATAACGGTACGTAACTAATACTGCAATATCATCCGTTCTGACTGGCTAAATCCTGAACTTCCCTGACCGTCTGCTCAAAACGTTCAGTCTCCAGCTCAACACCAGTTGCACGACGCCCCAGTGCCATCGCGGCTTTGACTGTCGAACCCGACCCCATGAAAAAATCTGCAACCAGGTCCCCCGGACGACTGCTCGCGCTGATTATCTGCTGCAGCATTTCTGCCGGTTTTTCGCACGGATGTTTCCCGGGATAGTACTGCACCGGTTTATGCGTCCACACATCGGTGTACGGCACCTGCGCCGTCACGCCAAAATACCGCCGCAGATGCTTATATTCACTCTGCAGTTCCGCATACTGCCGGTTCAGTGAAGTATACGTCTCCAGCAGCTGGTGGTGGGGCTTCTCCAGTTCACCCCGCTGATGCTTCTCTTCTGCCACCCGGGCAAACAGCGCCTGTAATTTCAGATAATCACTTTCGTTCGGCAGTTGCCACTGACTGGCACTGAACCAGTGCGACACCATGTTTTTCTTTCCTGTGGCATCCACTATCTGTTTTGCCGTTATCCCTAGGGCAGCACGCGCATCACGAAAGTAAGCAATCAGCGGAGCCATCACATGCTGTTTCAGTGCCCTGCCCTTCGCCTCATACCCGGCATCTTTCGGACGATACGGCCCCTGATAATGTTCCGCGAACAGAATGCGCTCTGTGGCGGGGAAATACGCCCTCAGGCTTTCCTTGTTGCACCCGTTCCAGCGTCCGGACGGCTTTGCCCAGATAATATGGTTCAGCACACTGAAGCGTTCACGCATCATGATTTCGATATCAGATGCTAGGCGATGGCCACAGAACAGGTAAAGACTTCCGGCAGGTTTCAGCACCCGCCAGAACTGCGCAAGACACTGGTCCAGCCACTTCAGGTAATCATCGTCGCCCTTCCACTGGTTATCCCAGCCCTCAGGCTTCACTTTAAAGTACGGCGGATCCGTGACTATCAGGTCAACAGAATTTTCGGGTAACGACCGGATAAATTCCAGGCAGTCGGCGTTGATTAACTCACAACTGGATATTTTTACAGTATTAAGCATGGATCATTAAGCCTGTCTCTGATAGGCTCATTCTGCTTTTGCGCAAAGCAGTGGGCCTGAGGTTTGCTTGTGATCCGGACGCATGAGCAGATGGCTGGTGAGTGCCCCTAACACCCACCAGCCGCCCATTTACCACAAATAAAAAAGCCTTCATGACTGAAGGCGTCTGTAACAACCGAACTGATAGTCTGCCAGACCCGCCATAACAAGCTGGGTCAGTATTAACTGGCAGCGTTCACGTGAAAGATAAGTATTCTGCGCAATCTCCCCGACTGTCGCCGGTTCAGTGACGCTTAATTCATTAAACACCACTCTGGCGGTTTCGGTCATATCCTGCTGTTTCAGCATGTCTTTTTCCCTTTTCCGGTTAACGTGACACACCAATAACTCTTGTCAAAAAAGCCAGCAAGCTGAAAGACCGGTATTCACCACCACCAGCGCGTTTACTGTACAGGACCGATTTCAGCCATAAAAAAACCCGCTCGCGGCGGGTTTAAGCTGTGTGGCGAAGTAACCACTCTTAACATACTGACATACTTTTTGCGGACCGCGCTAATCATTTTTTACTTTTTTAGCAGCCAGTCGTCCATCTCCAGTCTTACCCCCAGCACAGACAAACATCCGTCAATAAACCCTTCGGCTATCTGCATCTCAATTCGTATTGCTTTTTCGCTTTTCTTTCTCGTCCTGGCTATCTGTCTTTTTGATATTCGCAACAAATAATGAGCAATGAGAAGCGAATACTCCTCAGGTTTTTTCTGCTTCAGACGAGCAAGACAGTTTTCAATGATAAGTCCGTCATCATCGCAGCAGGCCGGACGTGGTTTAGTGGCAGATGGTAAAAGTCCTTTGAATCCGGCAGCGATCGGAGAATAGTCCACCCCGGTGTTACCACTTGCCGCCCATGCCCCCCAGCGTTCAAGAACCATCTGAATATCACGCATCAACTTTCTCCACAAAATCAGGACAGCACACCAATCGCCAGCGCGCGATCGATAAAACGAAATATCAGCTCCAGCTGGGAGCCATACTTTTCTTCAAATGCCACGGTATCCGCATGCAGCTCGTCGTGATGCTTTCTGCACAAAGGCAACACAAAAAGGTCATGCGCTTTTGTTCCCATTCCACCCTGACCGTAACCTATCAGGTGGTGGGGATCATCAGCGGGCTTTCCACAACATGCACACGGCTGTGTCTTAACCCAGCGCGTGTACTTTTCATTAACCCAGCGGCGACGTTTTGGGCGTAACATAAAAGACTCCGGCGACTCCGGATCCACTTTCAGCGCCAGCACCTTTTTCGCCTTATCCTGGATGATGCTGGTGGCAGGAACCGAAGGCACAAGGTCACTTTCCCGGGTGACAGACGGCACAACAGGCTTCGGTAATCTCAGTGCCTTACGGGCTGCACTTTCCGGTAAGGCATCCGCCAGGTCATTACGAATCAGCCACCAGCACAGTTCCGGCATTGTCACAACGTGACTGTCATCAAAACCGAGATCCCGACGCACAACAGACAACACCCAGCGGGCACAGTTATCCGTTGCCATTGATTCCAGCCGTTCCGTGAACTGGTCACGCAACTGGTTATCGCAGTGCCAGCACAGACGGATTGCGCCCGGCGCATGGCGCGTTGTGGTCATGTTCTCGCTGTGCCAGTCGGAATGAGGCCACTGGCAGCCTTTTTCACGAAGTAACCAGCTTTCAAGACATTCCACGCCACCAGCACGACGGATCACTGCCTCATTGCGGAACACGGCCCGAACGGCAGGATCATCCGCCAGCGGTTGTGATGCCGCCGGAACGGCACCACTGGCGAAAGATGAATAACGCTCCGGCTCAGGCTCCAGCAGGACACGCCCCTGCATAAACAGGGGCATCAGATCTGAACCTGGCCTGAACAATACGATCCCCATACGCGGGGCAATTTCAGGGGTCAGTAGTGCTCTCACGGCCACCTCAATGAACGGTATCGAGCAGCTTTAACAGCTCAGGAAATCGGGATTCGAAGAAATGCGGCTGCGTCTCGCGCGGATTTGCGGGACTGGTGATGTTCTTGCCGAACATGCAACCTTTCGCTGTCAGCGACCAGAATTTTTTGATGTTGTTAATCGCGGTACGGCTGTATCGTTCGCGCTGCTCGACGATCCCCAGCTTCGCCATCTGGTGATATGCCTGATTAGCCGTCAGGCGGATACCATACTGCTTCAGCAGTGCACTCAGCGACAGCGTCGGGCGGCTTGAGCCATCAGGCGCGTCAGCAGGTGCATCAATGGCATAGCGCGGTGCCAGATTCGGTAAGCCAACAGCCTCCTGGAGTTTCTGACAGGCCCCAAGCACAGATGAGTTAGACAGATTTAACTCCCGGCGCATAAAGTCCAGCAGAATCACGCCAGCCTGCATCTTGTCAGCAGCCTGTCCGGATAACTTTTCCGGCGCGCTGGTTACCATATCGAAAGTACGGATCACCTTCAGATGGAATGACGGGCTGATCCACATTGCATAGGCATACACCAGTTCCTTACAGACATACGTTCCCCGTTCATTTCCCCCATGAATCACACTCACCGGGTCAACACCCAAATTCTGGGTGTTGGTTAATTCATGAACAAGCTCAACAGTTTGTTGGCTGGAAAGAAACTTTCCTGGCTCCTTGGTTCTGGCATTTGCACCAGATGCTACTGCTGCGCGATGCAGATCGTTCAGGCTGTAACGCCCATAAGCATCACGACGAACTTCAATACCATCAATGACCATCAGATTATTCATACTTCGTTTCTCCTCTTGATCAGGCAGCTGCACCCGCCGTTTTCTCGTACTTACTGATAGTGATCTCGACCTTCCCTTCCGGGATAACCGGTCCCCACTCCACCAGCATTCTTTTCACCTGACTGTCGTCTTCCCACACCCCCGCGTGGGTCAGGGCGTCAAACAGCGCCTTGTTATAGTTGTCCAGATCGCGGATCCGGTTATCCGGAGGAAACAACACGATCTCCACTGAAGCAGGTGCCGACGTTGGTTTCGGCAGACGACGTAACTGCTCAACTATTGCTGCGCACGCCGCGCTCTGGAATTTTCGCCCCGCCGCGCTTATCAGGCTCTTACCAGCAAACGCCCCTTTGTTGGGGTGTCGCCAGTACGTGTTCACGCTGGGCGGAAAAGGCAGGATCAGCTTCATACTTTCAGGTCCCTCTCATGTAACCAGTGGGTTGCACGCAGCCTTGCGTTTTCCTCACCGGCAAGCAGTGCGCGGATAATCCCGACCGCCTCGCTGTCGTCGTCCTTCACCGCGGTATGAAGCGTTATCCCCCGGGCCACGCCACGCTTTATCGTGATGACGCCTTTTTTCTCCAGTGCGCGAAGATGCTCTACCGCTGCATTCACTGAACGGTATCCCAGCATGGTTGCCACCTCCTGATTGGTTGGCGGAAAGCCACGCTCTTTCTGATAAGAAATCAGCATATCCAGCACCTGCTGCTGGCATTGAGTTAACGTCGTCATGCCGCCATCTCCCTGACCAGTTTTTCTGCCTGCTGGCGAACCTGCGCCAGAAAGGCCTCACCACATGCCTCAAGTTCATCGCGCCCGATGTAGCTGATTGCCGGTCCCTTCCAGGTCTTGTCGAAAACAGCAATAGCTCCAGCGAAGAAAGCGCCTGTCGGCACCTGCTTCTCATCCTTCGGGATAAACCAGGCAGGCAGTTCAAAACCAATACGCCCGCGAATAAAAGCAATATGATCTGCATCTTCCGGCCACCACACTTCGCTGGTGGCAGCTTTGATCAGGAAAACATAGCGCCCGCCTTTATCACGCATGGCACTGGCATGCTTCATGATGTAACGCATGCCGGTGATGTATTGCCCCTCATGCTGACTGGCGCGGCTGTATGGGGGATTACCAAAGGCAGCACCTTTAAGCTCCGCAAGACGTTCTGACCAGTCATGCGCCAGCGCATTGTCTTCCGCCGTGTAATACGCGGCACATTTGGCGTTATCACCGTCAGTAAACAGATCCAGAACAAACGGGCCAAACAGGGTGTTAATTCCCCAGAAAATGTTGTCCGGCGTGCGCCACTGATCGCCCACTTCCTTCAGTTCATGGGCTGGTTTGTTCCGCAGTTCCACCAGCGCCTGGCAATATTTATTACTCATTAAGCCCCCACGTAATTCCCTGACAGATACCACTCTTCACCCGATGCAGCGCGCTTGCTGCTTTTCCGTAAGCACCGCTCACGACGTGCCAGAAAATTGTTTCGTTCTTGCTGGGAGTGGCTTTCACGGAATGCCGCCATCCACACGGTTGCAGCACGACGGTATAAGCCCCTTGACTCCAGTTCTTCAGCCTGGCGGGTCAGGCACAAAATCACCCGTGGATCGTTAGTGCCGACATAGAAATTGCGCACAGGTCTGGTTTCACGAACTGGTTGTGGTTCCGGCTCCTGCGCTCTCTCAGTCAGGCGCGGGAAATGTCTGCGTGTATCTCCTTCACAACGGTGAGCCACACGCCCACTCTGACGTAACTTGCTTGCTGACTGCAGAACGCGCTGCCGTGAGTAACCTGCAAAAGCATCCGCAATGTCTCCGGAAGTACAGCCCGGATGGGCTTCAATGAATTTCTGAACGTCATTCAAAAGACCCATGCTCACCCCCTGAATCCTGCCGGGATCTGGCTGTAGTCCACGTTGTCGTAACTGGCTTTGAAGTACGGGTCCTCGCGTCTGGCTGCAGATACCGCAGGAACTTCCCAGGATTCTTCGAAATGACGATCCGGGCCAAAGAACGTGACAGCCTGTTTCACAAATTGTGTGCCGCTGTTACCCATCGCAGATACCCAGCCCGCGTAGCGTTTCACACCTGCCAGCATGGTTTCGGGTTTTACCCCCTCATTCAAACGGGCTTTCCAGGCTTTGAAGGCTGCAGATTTTGAATTGCCACCAGCACGTTTGGGGTATGCCAGCCATGCCTGCTCAAACTCCGGAGAGTATTCCGATCGGTTTGAACGAACTCGCACAGACTCATCAGCAGATGCACCAACAGCTATTGGTTCATTGACTGGTTCTTTGACTGGTTCAAAAGAGTGACTGGTTCTGGGTGAATCTCCTGCACTACCCCCTGGTGCAACTCCTGCACTACCTGGTGAATTTGCTGCACCAGATAGTGAATTATTTGCACTACTCCCTAGTGAATCTCCTGCACCATCAAGATGAAGGAGATAGATATTACTTGAGTTACCTTTTTCACCTTTCCGGGTGACTTTTTTTACCAGCCCGGACTCACAAAGGGCCGCAATATGATTCATCACAGAACGTTTGCTAATCTCGCACTGGTCAGCAATATGCTGGTAGCTGGGCCAGCACTCACCCTGATCGCTGGCATTATCAGCCAGCTTGATCAGAACCAGTTTTCGCAATGGATTACCCACTCGAATTTTCATCGCTTTAACCATCAGCTCCATACTCATGCTGCACCTCCGAGATGCTTCATGTTTTTTCCGGAGCGAAAGGCTATAAGCGGCATACTGACGCGGTAATTACGGCCCAGCGGTTCACAAATCACCTTCTGACATTCACGGTCAACCAGGCTAACACGTAGAACATGCCCTGCAGGCGTGGTGTACCACTGACCCGGACGAGGACAACGGAAAGTCTGATTGGTAAAACGTTTGAAAATATTCCGGATCATTTGCGCCCCCTTGCCTCTGAAGGGTTCAGCGACAAATTTATGAGGCAGGCCAGCGCCGAAGCATCATTAATATAGTCATATAAGCTAACAGCCAGCGGAGATTCGGCTTTTGCCAACATAGGATAAAGCTGCTGCAGCCAGACCTGATGAATTGATGAAATGTAGGAACAGAGAACGCTGGCGTTATGTGCAACGTCGCTCGGTACAGCGGGCTTTGAAAGCTGTTTCTCCATCAGGTTAAAGGCGTTGATGTATGCCTCTTTGAACCGGGCAGCACGTTTACCAGTGAAGCCCATGGCAAGAAACGCAAAACCGTCGCGGGTGATTTGATAGCAAGGAAGTTTGCGAGTACCGCCGTTGGGCTGGCGTACCAAAATTGATGTCTCCGCAAAATTGCGGGCACAAAACTCTGGAGAACAATCCAAAATGCGGATCTTTTTCAGAACATCGTCATGACGTTTAGAGAAGAAGTCAGCAACAGCCAAAGAAGATGTAACAGCCTGACCATCAACGATGGCAATTTCAGGTTGAGAGAGGGTTGGGAGAGTAGTCATAGTGACAGCCCCGGTAGTCAGTTTTTTAGAAAACTCACCACATGGGACGCCAATCACAGAGGTGGTGAGACGTACAGGGTTGGCGTTACCGGAGACTACCGAACCCGGCCCGACCGAAGTCGGCCCTGTACGCCCCACCATAATTTGGGCGTAGCAATGCTCATGACACGAAAAAACCGCATGAGCGCGGTTATGCTCAGTAATCAATTTCAGGACGCCAATCCCGGCACCCGCTTTATAAGGTGCCGGTACAGTGTAACGTCCCGGAATTGCAGAATCAATATGCTGGTGGTCCTTCACACTCAACAAAATCACGCCTGAATTTCCACAAAGGACTAAAGCACTCATGCGGGTAGTCTTTGCGAAGATAGATAACGCGCTGTGTTTCTGGCTCCCAACGAATAACATGAACATAAAGTCCTCTTCCGTCACGAAACCAGCGGTTAAGTTCCTGCACAACTCGCCCCCCACAGTCAGGTAAAGTTCTCTGTGGTTACTTACAGCCAGGTGATTTGGTAATCTGCATTCATGCCGTAACAACAGGTGTGCAGCGACACTGACCACCAGCTGTTGCGACAAACGGTTATTTGCCGTTAAACTGTTCATGCGTTAGTTTCTCCACAGACACAAAACGCCACGACGCCCGGAGCTGCACACTCGCGGGCGTCACTCTTTTCTGGAGCGCAGAAAATTTTGTAGACCAGTGCCGCATGCTCCTGGAGCTTCGAAATTGACAGATACAACTCATCATTCATTGCTGTCTGCTCGTGTGGCTCCACTACCCCATCTTCGATTGCCGAACGAATCTGCTTTGAGTAACTCCCGATCTGTTCGATGACTTCCAGCAGGCGCTGGTTTATATCGGCGTTCTCTACTTCCTCAATGTCAGGAAGCGATACAAACACCCCACCAGCAGACTGTGCGACAGCATCCGCAATGTAGTGAGTGCCAGCCGCGCGCTGTAAAATCATTGCCCATCCCAGCGGGAAAATCTGATCGCCATCGGCACGAAGGCGATTGAATAAAGCGTTCTCTGTTACATCCAGCCACTCAGCTGCTTCAGCGTAACCACCCGGCAACGCCGCGATAGTTTTTCTGACCGCTTTCACGTACCACTCAGGCTGTTTTTCCACTTTCCAGTGATGCTTACCCACGGCTTACCTCCTTTTCCTGTGGTTTTAACTCATTCCGGTTTTGACTAGATTGAAAGCGAGCAGGATAGAGAATCTGCATTTCGCTGATTTCTCCCTTAAAAAAATTGGCCAGACGCTCTGCCAGATCGATAGATGGAATTTGTTCCAGTCTCTCAATACGACTCAGCGTCGCTGGATTAACCTGAACACCCGCAGCAACATGCTGCAAAGTAAATCCGTGCGCCTTACGCACATTTCGTAATGGTGATTGCATATAACCTCCACATATTGCGTGATAAGCATATTATTTCACGCAAATATTTTGCGCAAGTTGATTTGCTTAACGCGCAATAAAGAAATGTAATAAACGCATGAACATAGGAAATCGAGTCAGACAACTTCGCCAGGCGAAGAACATGAAAATCGCCGATCTCGCTGAAGCAATAGGAGTGGATGCGGCGAATATCTCACGCCTGGAAACAGGTAAGCAGAAACAATTCACTGAACAAGCCCTGAGTAATATTGCCAGGAGCTTAGGTGTTGATATTGCAGATCTCTTTACCTCAGACTTCAAAAGTAATACTGTATGTAAAAACAGTACTGGTGAGGATGTTGCGCAGGTGAAGGATGTATTCCGTATTGAAATGCTGGATGTCAGTGCCAGTGCGGGAAATGGCCTTATCCAGGGCGGTGATGTCATTGATGTGATTCATGCCATTGAATACATAACTGATAATGCTGTATCGATGTTTGGAGGACGACCAGCCAATCACATTAAAGTTATCAACGTTCGTGGGGACAGTATGTGTCCAACCATTGAGCCAGGAGATCTCATCTTCGTTGATATCAGTATCAATCAGTTTGATGGGGATGGTATCTATGTGTTTGGTTTTGATGATAAAATTTATGTCAAACGACTGCAAATGATACCTGACAAACTACTGGTAATTTCTGATAACCAGATTTACCGTGAATGGGGAATTACCAGCGAAAATGAACACCGGTTTATGGTCTTTGGGAAGGTCTTAATCAGTCAGTCACAAACCCTTAAGCGACACAATTAACCCCGACCTCCTCATCAATTAGCCACCAGAAGGTGGCTTTTCATCACCCATCATATTGCGCATCTCGCAACAAAACACTTGTATAATGCGCAATTTCATTTTATCTTTCTTTCCAGACCAACAAACAAGGTCCTAACAAAATTTGGTTGTAACACGGCGTATGGCACATGCGTCGTTAGCGGTCTGGGGACGTTAAAGGGGACAATCCACTCCTTGCTCGGGCAAACAAACCAGGTAGCCGGAATGTGCAAGTCAATGAGGATGCTGATAAGACGCCTAACCAGCGTGGCGATTCGGTTTGACGCCTGGGAAGAGACCAGGACGCAACGATGAGAGCATTGACGAGCAAGGCATAAGTGCTGGTTCAATTCCAGACAGTCCCATTCAGATGGGAGGGTTGGGCAGGGAAAAGGTCCGTTCGATTCGGACACCGGCAATGCTCTCAGCGTTGTGGTGAATGCGCAGGCTGATGCGCGAAAGACATTGCAGCTATTGCGGAAAAGAGCTGTTCGGCGGGGCAATCAAACGCCCGTGAGAGTCTGAAATAACCGCAAGCCGGAGATCAGCACCGGTCACCACAACAGCCACTGCTTTGGCAGTACCAGTTTGTACACTTGCTTCCGGCTGGTACCGCTCTTTTTACAAAACAGAGAAGAGCATCACCGGACGACGGGCTCATAACCCAATCCATCCGGGCGGCTGCCACCGCAGGTGTTCTTCTCTGTTTTGTGGAGAAACCAACCGACCTTGCAGGGTCGATATGATGAGGAGCAACAAAATGGCTAGCGAACGCAGTACTGATGTGCAGGCATTTATCGGGGAGCTGGACGGCGGCGTATTTGAAACCAAAATCGGCGCTGTTCTCAGTGAAGTCGCTTCCGGTGTGATGAATACGAAAACCAAAGGTAAGGTCTCGCTCAACCTGGAAATCGAACCATTTGATGAGAACCGTGTGAAAATCAAACACAAACTCTCATATGTTCGCCCGACTAACCGCGGGAAAATTTCCGAAGAAGACACCACCGAAACTCCGATGTATGTCAATCGCGGTGGTCGCCTGACTATTCTGCAGGAAGACCAGGGACAATTACTGACTCTTGCCGGTGAACCTGACGGAAAACTCCGCGCAGCAGGTCATTAATATCGTTCTTAATTAACTGATTATTTATCTCATCACTGAATATCTTTATATAGTGAGGACTTATTATGTCTCAGAACTTAGACGCAACCGCAATTAATCAAATCCATGCCCTTATTTCTGCTCAGGGTGTTAATGAAATTATCAGTAAGATTGGTGCCGATGCTGTGGCATTGCCTGAGAATTTCCGCATTCATGATCTGGAAAAATTTAATTTAAATCGCTTCCGTTTCCGTGGTGCGCTTTCCACTGCCAGCATCGATGACTTTACCCGTTATTCTAAAGATCTTGCAGATGAAGGCACCCGCTGCTTTATCGATGCTGATAATATGCGTGCCGTCAGTGTGCTTAACCTGGGTACTATTGATGAACCAGGTCACGCAGATAACACCGCCACTCTCAAACTGAAAAAGACAGCACCGTTCTCTGCTCTGTTGTCTGTTAATGGCGAGCGTAACTCCCAGAAATCACTGGCAGAATGGATCGAAGACTGGGCCGACTACCTTGTGGGCTTTGATGCTAATGGTGACGCTATTCAGGCAACAAAAGCGGCTGCGGCAGTCCGTAAAATCACGATTGAAGCAAACCAGACCGCTGATTTTGAAGACAATGACTTCAGCGGCAAACGCTCCCTGATGGAGTCTGTCGAAGCGAAGACCAAAGACATTATGCCAGTGGCATTTGAATTTAAATGCGTTCCGTTTGAAGGTCTGAAAGAACGTCCGTTTAAATTACGCCTCAGCATTATCACTGGCGATCGTCCTGTACTGGTTCTGCGCATTATTCAGCTGGAAGCGGTGCAGGAAGAAATGGCTAACGAATTTCGTGATCTGCTTGTTGAGAAATTCAAAGACAGCAAAGTAGAAACCTTTATTGGTACTTTCACCGCCTGATTTCATTACTGCAAATGCCCCTGCGGGGGCATTTATGGAAACGTAATTAACTCAATAATCACCGGATGGTGAGGGCTTCCTTTTACCAGAATTCAGCGCGGTGCAGCGCATATACGTGGAGAACAAAATGTCATTTATTAAAACTTTTTCCGGGAAGCATTTTTATTATGACAGGATAAATAAAGACGACATCGTTATTAACGATATCGCGGTTTCCCTTTCAAATATCTGTCGCTTTGCAGGACATCTTTCACACTTCTACAGCGTCGCCCAACATGCGGTGCTTTGCAGCCAGCTGGTACCGCAGGAATTTGCTTTTGAAGCGTTAATGCATGATGCAACAGAAGCATATTGCCAGGACATCCCCGCACCACTGAAACGCCTTCTTCCTGACTATAAACGGATGGAAGAAAAAATAGACGCCGTAATCCGTGAGAAATACGGGTTACCTCCTGTTATGAGCACGCCAGTGAAATATGCCGATCTCATTATGCTGGCAACCGAACGCCGCGATCTCGGGCTTGATGATGGGTCTTTCTGGCCTGTACTGGAAGGTATCCCGGCGACAGAGATGTTCAAAGTTATTCCACTGTCACCAGGCCATGCCTACGGGATGTTTATGGAACGTTTTAACGAGTTATCGGAGTTACGCAAATGCGCATGAATGTTTTCGAAATGGAAGGGTTTCTTCGCGGGAAATGTGTACCGCGAGATCTGAAAGTGAACGAAACAAATGCTGAGTACCTGGTACGTAAATTCGATGCGCTTGAAGCTAAATGTACGGCACTGGAAAACAAAATAATACCAGTGTCAGCTGAACTGCCACCAGCAAATGAAAGTGTTCTGTTATTTGATGCTAACGGAGAAGGCTGGCTAATTGGCTGGCGTTCTCTCTGGTACACCTGGGGACAAAAAGAAACCGGAGAATGGCAGTGGACATTTCAGGTCGGGGACCTTGAAAACGTCAATATCACTCACTGGGCAGTAATGCCGAAAGCACCGGAGAATAAGAAATGAGCGTGATAAAAACTCATACAGGAATTGTTATCACCCGAGACGGTCCGCAGGTAAAAAAACTGCACCAGACAAAGCGGATGTGGGTCGTCGGAAAAAACGAGTTTTACCACAAAGAAACCGGACGCCGCCACTTTGCAGAAAATACGCGCCGCCGACTGCTGATCGACAGCATCAAGCCTATCGAGGTGAAGCATGTTTAAACAGAACGAAAAATCTATCGCTCAAATTGCTGAGTATATCCCGCGTGCGTGCCGGGGTATGCAGTTGCAGGAAGCCAAAGCGCGCCTGGAGAAAAAAATTGCGCTCTATATCGATGACGGCTGTGATGCTGCCGTTCTTAACGCAGCGTTCGCGCCAGCTCTTAACAGTCATACGCGGGAGTCTTTTTTTTCGCGCATCGCAGCGCAGATCCGTAAAGGAGGCAACCAGTGAGCGAGATTAACTATCAGGCTCTGCGACTGGCGGCAGAAAATGCAACACCAGGCGAATGGTGTGCTGATGACTACCATGGAGTAATTGCCGATGCCGGACTGAACGCCAATTACTACATAGCATCATGCTCAGGACCAGATAATCGCGCCAATAAACGATTCATAGCCGCCGCCAATCCTGCCACCGTCTTGGCGCTGCTGGATGAGCTGGAAGCAGCAGAGAAGCGAAACGCAAAATTACAAAGCGAGAATGCATACATCCGCAACCGGTACAAAGAACTGGACCTATTAATCGGGAAAAACATTCTGGTCATGCAGGCTGCCATTATCGAATGGCAGGCAACTGGCGACGCTAAGAGCGGACTGGCATGGATTTATAACACACTGTTTGGCCCTGGCGAATTACCGGACGAATCTGAGAAAGATGCTCAGGCCTACTTTAATCGCAAATATGCACCGATTGACGAAAAGCTTATGGCGCTTCACAAGTGGTTTTGGGAACAAAGTGAAGCCGAGCGCGCCGCCGCCAACATTGGTGTGAAGGGGAAGTGAGATGAACGGACAAATCTCAATTGTTCGACCGGGAGCATGTGACGATTGCGAGATACGAATGATTATTCGTCTGGCGAGGGGGAAAACAATAACTGCTCTCATTACTCCTGAAAATCTCGCATTAGCATTAACAGGAAAGTCAGACCTGCCAGTAGAGCTAAAGCTGCGAAATATTGAGATTAAAGTGAAATAGTTATGAATACTCTTACCAAAGAATGGTTACAGAACACGATTACCAGCATTGAGTCAGCACGGGATGAAATACCGTTCGGACTCGATGAAGATCAAAACAACATGCTTACCGCATTAAAAATTGCACTGGCATCACTGGCAGCAGTATCGGATGAACGAGCAGCCTATGAATTATTTATGGAGAAGCGTTTCGGGGAATCTGTAGATCGCCGTAGGGCAAAAAATGGCGATAGAGAATACATGGCATGGGATATGGCGCTTGGCTGGATTATCTGGTGTCACCGCGCCGCCATGCTTCAGGGTAGCCAACCTGTAAGCCAAACTTACAACTTGCCAGAATTAATCGAAGGCATGGAAGTTTCCATTGATGTAAGCACTTGTGATGCTGATTTAGGTAATCGCTATTTCGGCACCGTCACCGAGGCGTTAGAACTTGATACAGCCAAGAATGGTTACATCCTCCTGGTTCAGGACGCAGAGCCAAACTTCGATGTAAATGGCAACTCTCCGGGAACTCCGGATAGTTGGATAAGCTGTAGTGATCAAATGCCTGAAAAGGGCCAGAACGTGCTTATTTCGGTGAATTTCGATAGCTCTCTGGTTGAACCGCTAATATGCTCCGCACGCTATACCGGAAGCACCTTTCGGCGCGGAGATGCAACGATTAAGCCGGGTAATGGTATTGAGCAAGCAACTCACTGGATGCCGCTACCGGAACCGCCGCAGGAGGTGAAGTGATGAACAACTTAATGATCGACCTTGAGACGATGGGGAAAAATAAGGATGCACCGATCGTTTCCATTGGCGCGGTGTTCTTCACTCCAGAAACCGGAGACATCGGACAAGAATTCTATACGGTTGTTAGCCTGGAAAGTGCTATGGGGCAAGGAGCTACACCTGACGGCGATACCATCCTGTGGTGGTTGAAACAAAGCCCTGAAGCACGAGCTGCAATCTGTATTGATGATACTTTGTCGATCAGCGATGCTCTCTCAGAACTAAATCATTTCATTAACCGGCACGCAGCCAATACGAAATATTTAAAAGTCTGGGGTAACGGGGCCACCTTCGACAACGTAATTTTACGTGGAGCTTATGAGCGAGCAGGACAAATCTGCCCGTGGGCATACTGGAATGACCACGATGTACGCACGATCGTTACGCTTGGGCGTTCTATCGGATTCGACCCCAAAATGGACATGCCTTTCGATGGCGAACGGCACAACGCCCTGGCCGATGCCCGTCATCAGGCAAAATATGTTTCCGCTATCTGGCAGAAATTAATTCCTGCCACCAGCACAGAATTATGATTTTCCCGGGTGCAGCCGGTTTTGATGGAGAAAATTATGAACACCTTGTTTTTACTGATGGCTGAATTCAATACCCCTAACATTGAACTCTCAGCAGTTAGCCAAAAGTACTTTGGCATGAGTCCAGCCACGGCAGAAGCAAAAGCAAACGCTTGTAAGTTGCCCGTTCCAACATATCGCATCGGCACATCACAAAAAGCAAAACGTTGCATCAATATTCAGGATCTTGCGGAATACATAGACAAAAGACGAGAAGAAGGACGTATCGAGTGGGAACAGGTCAGAACAAGCAAACAGAAGGGCAAAGAACATCACTAAAGAAAAAACCCGCCTAAAGGCGGGTTTTCAAAAAGCACCAGCTATGATCATGCTGCTTTGCGACGACGAAGCTTACCCTGCTGCTCTTTACCAGAGACAGTAGCGTGAGTGAACGCATTAGGAGCAGCCTTCATCAGAACTTCAACAGCAGCACCCATACCTGCGAATGCTTTCATTGTGTCGAACTTAACCTGTGGCTTGGTTGCTTTTTGATCTTTCATAGAAAACTCCCGAGACAGTAAAGGCGTCTCTAACCCTCTCTTTAAAGCTAGCTTGTTTCGCTAACTTATGCCAATCGATCATGTCGATTGGTGACATCGTTTCTTAGTAGTTTAAGCACAAAACGACTGCCATAGATGTACCTTTAAGGTAATCTGGACGGGTATCCTACAATTTGTAGACCCTTCTCGTCTATACCTACTGAGCAAATTTAAGAAAGATATCCTGCAGCTCATCAATGACTGCAGACATCACATAACCGCACTGTTCCATGCGGAAACCAAAAGACTCGTAATACTGCACCAGTTCTGGTACTGGCTCTACAATGTGGACAACTTTACATTCAACAGCTTTACAAAATATAAAAGCACTCATAAGAGTGAGTAAAACCATGCGCCCTTTCAATGGGTGAGATTCATCTTCTCTAGAAAACCTTTCGATCATATGGATACGAAAGATGTTTTCTTCAACCCCATAAACACAAATTGCTGCTCCTGATGGTATTCCCTGAACCCGACCTTGCTGAACAAGTTTTATGCAGAACTCATACTTTTCTCTGGAGTTGCCATAGGTGCTTAACGCATAGTCCCATTCAAGCTCACCATAGCCACCACACAGAATCTTGTAATCATCATCACTGAGCGGACCAACAGCAAGAGGTAAGCCGACATGATCAATAATCAACTGGATATTGTTACGTACAGATTGACCTATCTCGTCTAGGGTAAGCATCAT